TGAAGCTTCACCGTACCACATTCGGTGGAACCCTGTCAACCGGCTGGGCCGTCCCCCGTGGGGGCTGCGCGTCGCGTGTGTCGTGCGTTCGTTAGCTAGGCTAAGCATCTGCGCATAGCATACGCTTCGTGTGTGTGTCAAATATTTTCTTTCCTTGCGTTGTACTTTGTTTGTGTGCTAGGGCGCTGCGCTGCGTTCGCTGCTCTGGCGCTGCGGCTGGGCTGCGTCGCTCTGGGGCACTCGTGACACGGACGTGTCAGGGGCTGCGGCGCTGGCGCGCTGCTCGCTGCCGGCTGGCTGGCGCGCTGCGGGGCTCTGGGCTGGCGCTGGGGCTGCGTTTCGGGGCTGGGCTGGGGCTCCGGGCTGGCTGCGGGCTGCGTCGCTCTGGCGCGCTGCGGGGCTCTGGCTGGCGCTGGGGGCTGCGTTCGGGGCTGGGCTGGGGCTCTGGGCTGGCTGCGGGCTGCGTCGCTCTGGGGGCTGCGCTGCGGCTGGCTGGACACCAGCCGCAGCGCCAGCCGATCACACGAGCGGTATCACGTCGCCGAACGCGGGCTGGCTGCAGCGCGATCGTTGCGCTGCGTTGCTGGCTGAACAAGCCCAGAGTACCGGGTACGGTGGCACGTCGCTGGGGATCGGTCCGTCAAGGTCCGTGAAGTACACCAGCGCAGCCGGTTCGATCCCATCGGCCGCAACGCGTTCGAACACTGGCGCGAACCGGGTACCACCGCCACCGCGCGGATCGAGTTCGATCGGATCGTGCGGACCGTACTCGTCTACTGCGCCGCAGACTTCCGTATCGCAGTAGATGACATGGACCGATCGGGGCTGCAGTTCTTCCACGATCGATCGGAGTTCAGACGCGAACTGGGACAGCAGCACGCGATCGATCGATCCGCTCGTGTCCACTGCCACCACGATCGATCCGCATGACTCCGCGCGCAACGATGGAAGATACATACCCGAAGCGATGTACCGAACGTTCGGCCGTGTCCACGAATAATCGGCCGTGTTTACTTCCTGCATGAAGCGACGCAGCGCCGATCGCCAGTCAACGTTCGGCCGCTGCAGTTCGGACAGCCCGCGCGCAGCGCCAGCCGACAGCGAACCACGGCCCAGTGTTTCGGCTTGCTTCTCGACTTCCTTCCAATCGCTTTCCGTCATGCCGTTCGGATCGTCTGCGTCTGTTGGCGCATCGCGTACTTCACCCTGATCGCTTCCCTGTCCGGGCTGCGGCTGCTGTCCGGGCTGCGGCTGCTGTCCGGGCTGCTGTCCTTGTCCTTGCGGCTGCTGTCCCGGCTGGCTGCCGGGCTGCGGCTGCGGCTGCTCTGGCTGTCCGCAGCGGTCATAGATGTACTCAGCATGGTGTCCGCTGAATTCGTCACTCAGCAGCGCGCCAGATGGCAGCGTGAAGCCTGCATCGCGCAGCACGGAGTTGATCGCGTAGTCACACGCGATGTTCCAAAGCTTGTGATCGCGTCCTTCTCTGCGCCACGGGTGGCCGAACGCGCAGTGTAGTACTTCATGCGCGATCAGCCCGACCAGTTCATTACCTGACAGGTTGTTGACGAACGATGGGTTATACCCGAGTGTCCGACCGTCTACCCATGCCGTGTTGCAGGTTGTATCTTCCTGCAGCCGCAGATGCAGCGCCAGCACTCCGAAGAACGGCTGATCGAGTACGAGCGCAGCGCGCGCCGCTGTCACTCGTTGCGTGGCTTGTGTACTCATCACTTGGCTACCTCAAAAAATCCCGACATGGCGGACAGGATGTCAGCAGCGCGATCGGCGGTCTGCTGACGATGCGCGGGCACATCGCGCAGAGTCTCGGGGCTGTAGCGGGTCAGTTCTTTCCGGACGCGTACGCGCATCTGTTCGAGTTGGGGATCGTCCGTGATGTTCAGTCGCTGCAGCACATCGCAGACGTTTTCCGCGTTGCTGATCAACGTGTCGCGGAAGATTGCATCCGGCTGTGACAGCCGTTCGGCGATCTTGCTGACAACTTCATGCAGCCGGGACCATGCGTCCGTGACAGCGGTAGCCGTGGCGCGCTGGTGGCGTTCGGCGATCGCAGTCTCGATCAGCGCCACCTGATCGGATCCAAGGTCCACCCGGATGTCACCCTGAGCCGGGACAGGCGCGTACTCCACTGACAGCGCGAACCGTGTTCGCAGATCCTGTACCGATGGATAGTCTGCGTCGCTGTACAGGCCGTTGAGCAATTGCATCGCCAGCCCGCGCAGCGCGGGATAGTCGTCTGCGAATTCGTTCAGCGCCGTAGCGAACGCGCGCTGTTGCTGGCGCAGCCATGCGGTATAGGTGGCGTAATTCGCTGTCGGCAGCAAGCGCCATCCTTCATCGGACCACGCGAGAGTGTTCGCGTAGTGCTGCGCGCGGATCGTGGTGGCAAGGCTGACGAGTGTTTTGTACGCCCGTGCTTCTCCGGGAAGCAACAACTTGTTCACGCGCGCGCCGTCTGATGAGGCGTTGTATCGCTGCGTCAGTTCGGCCGTGGCTTTTTTGTCGTACTTGCGTGCGGACCATGTGCTGATGTGCAGCCACACGAGCAGCGCGCGCGTGTGGATGGCAGATGCGCCGATCGTGGTGGCGTTCGTGGTGGTATCCATTAGAGTGCGCTCCCTGACAGCAATTGTCCAAAGTCACCAACAGCCAGCCGAACGTATGCAGCCGTCTGCGTTGTTTCCGGGTGGCGTCGCACGCTGTCCTTGACGCAGAGCGCCGCGAATTCGCGGTGTCCATCCATCAGCCGGGTGATGTACTGACCGATCCGATCGAAGTTGCCAGCCGTGGCACGGTACGCCAGCGCCGACACGATCGCGTAGAGCTGTGACGGGCTGGTCGGGATCGGGGCTGTCGCAGGGTTTAGAAGGATCTGATCGACGTTCACGAGTTCGGCGTACATCCGCAGGTACACCAGCAATTGATTGGCTGCGGCTTCGCCGACAGCCCCCGATAGTGCTTCATGGCGCGCGCTGGCTGACAGTCGCTTGTAACGGAGTAGGCGCGCTGCGTGTGCCCACGTACGCGGACATGGGCTGTTCGTCAGATCGGCCGATGGGACGAACGCGGACAGCAGATCGGGAAACGATCGCAGGAAAGCGATCAACTCTGGTGGTACATCATGATCGAGTGCCCAGCGACACCATGACAGGATGTCAGCCTGTAGTTCTACGATCGTGATGAACCGAGACTTAACCGGTTCAAGGATGCCAGAGACACCAGCGCGATCGGTCCGTCTGTTGGTGGCAGCGAAGAACGTCACGAATGGGCTGATCTTGTGTCCGTTCACTTCGCGCGCCAGAAACAATTGCATCGCTGATGCCTGTACGGCTGGTGTCGCTTGTCCTAAGTCATCGAATACCCACACGGTCGGACGCGTTGCTTCGATCGCACGACGCAGATCGCCGAACGCCAGAAACGACGCAGCGCCGTCTACCACCCACGGCAGCCCCTTGATATCGGTCGGGTCACTGACAGCCGGGTGACTCAGGATGATGTCTGCGTCTGCGTCGCTGGCAGCCCACCAAAACAGATCAGACTTTCCGATCCCCGGTGCCCCGGTCACCATGACGGGATCCCGGTTCTCGATCGCTTCGCTGAGCAGCACTTTCAAGTCATCGATCAACATGTCATCTAACTCCCTTGCGTTCGGGTCATCCAAACGTCAACGGGTATCTTCCCATGTCAACGGGTAATACGTCAAGCACGATCGGCAGCATGTAGGTAGTGTGTCCAGCCGGGACAGTCGCAGATCGCTGTAACTGTTGCAATCCACTAAAGTGGACATTTGCCCCACGATCGACAAACAGTAAACGGGTAATACCAAGGTGGCCAGATCGATTCTGCGTCGCTCCTGAGCCATCCTGAGCCGTTCTAGCGGTATCGCCAAAACGGTAAAAGTGTGCAGTTTTGAACGTAAATACCTGTTGACATGCAGTGATGAACTATGCGGGGGCTGACTTTGTTCTTCCCGGCTGCGCGAACGGGTGGCAACGTCGTGACGTGTGGCAGTGGTTCGAACACGTCACACGAACGTGTGGCGCAGCCTTGCCACGATCGGCGATCAGGTCGATCATGGTGGCCATATGGCGAAGTCTGCACGCAACGCAGCCCCCGCAGCGACACCAGCCGATCGGCAGTCGCTGTACCAACAGCGCAACGCCGAACGTGGGCGCTGTCGGCTGTGCTCCAATCGGCGCGGGGCTGGCGATCCGCTGCTCTGCGCCGACTGCCGACAGCGTGAACGGCAGCGCGATCGGCAGCGTCAAGGCACGAACGCATGGCGACCGGGCAAGCCGGGCCGCCCACCCCTCACCTAGCCCCCGCGCGCCTGATCGCGCCCGCCTGATCGCGCGCGCGGCGGGACCGCCGTACGCGCCTGATCGCGTACGCCTGATCGCGCGCGCGGCGGGACCGCCGCGCGAGGCCGAAGCTCTGCCGGCCGACCATCCAGCACGAAGTTGCCACGAATCCTTGACAACCTTGATTGTCGGCCACTAAGCTGGCCGCCATGATGATTCCCACGGTTCACTTGAACGGCACGAGCAAGGGCAACTTGCTGGCCGAACTCGACACGGCGGTGGCGGCGCTCAACGGCGCATACGATGCGCTGCGACAGGTCACCGTTCACGGACGTGACTACTACGTGCAGGGTGACGCGGCGTACCCGCAAGCCCGCACCGAAATGGATCGGCGACTCGTGAAGCTCGCCGAAGTACAGGCCGAACTGATCGAGATGCGCGCGGCCGTCAACAAGCAGGGGAAGTAGATGCCGAATCGATACGACGACGACAAGGCGCGCTTTCTCGAATCGAATGATCGCTTTCAACAGGCGATGCTGACGGCGATCAAGGCCCATCAGCAAGGCGTGGCCGAATACCTCGATACGTTGGTCCGTGTGGGGGAGCATGAGGATCAACTCACGGAAAGCATCGATGAACTCAAACGGCTGATCATCGAGCAAGGCCAGCAGTACCGCGAACAACGCACAGAGATACAGAGCCTTCGGGGCGAAGTGCGCGAGCTGCGGACACGCTTCGACGGGCACACCTAACACACCACACGCACGTGACAGGCCGTGTTGACAATCATGATTGTCGCGTTCTAGAGTGAGTGCATGACGAGAACCGAAGAACAGCAGATGGCCGACAAGATGATTGGCGCGGCGCAGCAGCTCGAAAAGACCGCGCGCCTGTTGAAAGAGCAAGCCAAGCTCGTGCGGCAAGGCGTGCTGCACCGGACCACCACGGTGGACTTGTGGATGATGCACAAGGCCGCCGAGATTCAGCGCACCGCCGAAAGCGCGCTCGCGGAGATCACCGGACAATGACCACCCACCAAGAGGCCACACGCGACGCGATCGTGCTGCTGCGCAACCGCGTGGACTTCACGCACGTCTGTCCGACCGTGGGCGACTGCTGGCTGCTCAACGCGGCGCTGCATCTCGAAGGCCGACCGACCCGCGACCCGGCCCGCGCGATCCCACCACACGCACGTGACAGGAAGGGCCGCCGATGACGTGCCCGCATCCGCCGACGCGTCTCTACGCGTGGTATGCCGTCGATGGTGTGTTGTGCATCGGCTGCTGCGTGTGTGGCGCAGTCCTCAAAGGAGCCAGCGAGCCATGACGTGCCCCGCGTGCGGCGGCGAACTCGAACGGGTGGACGACGGCGAGATGTTGATCCCGTTCGCGCCAGCCTTTCACCGACGCGACTGGCCGATTCCGATGAAGCTCGTGGCCCGGCCGTTCTGGGCCTGTACCGCGTGCGAGCACTGCGCGCAGCTCACACCACACGAACGTGGAGCGCACCGATGAGGCTCACCACCAGAGAACTGCTGGCCGTGACCCACGCCATCACGGACGCGACCGCTGGCAAGATGGCCAATTGGACGGCGGCCCAGCAGCGCACATTGAACACCGCGCAGCAGAAGATCAACGACCGGGTAGTCCGTCGCAAGGACTACGCGCGCGTCGCCGCCGACTGGACAAACGAGAACTGGAAACGCCTCACAACAACGTGACAGGAGATCCGAGGGAATGGCGAACGAACTGAAAGTACCGGCCCTGCTGCAAACACGGGCGCTGCTGCGCGCGGCACTCGTGATCAGCCGCACCCACCACATCTGTGGGTACCTGACGCTGAACGACCCCAAGGCGCTCGAACAGCTTGAGCAGGCGACGAGCGCCCTGATGACGGAGCTGGGCATCACCGATGCCGACCTACTGGCCGGATTGGGCCGGCGGGAACTCTTCACCGGAAGGAGCACGAAAGACTCGTACTGATCGCGCCCGCCTGATCGCGCGCGCCTGATCGCGGGCGCGCGCCTCACGCACCACCCACGTCACAGGAGATTGCGAACACGATGACTAACTTCGAGCTACCCACCGACGAACGTGAACTGAACCGACAGGCCGCCATTCTGGGACTGCGGCAACTGGCCGACTACCTGACGGCGCACCCCGAAGTCCCGATGGGCAAACACCAACTGAACGAATTCGTGGACACCCGCGAAGAGTGGGACGAGATTCGCGACAAGAACCCGGAGCTGACCGCCAAAGTCGTGGGCGAGTACGTGGTACTGCGCAAGATCTTCGGCGGCGTCATCGAGCTGGATGTAAATGCCGACCGGCCCGAGCCGCTCGAAGACGACGACGCCGGATTTGTGGACGAGCACGGGCTATGAAAGGTCGCCAGCGGTTCGTGTGCATTCACTGCGGGCTGAAACTCTCCGGTCGCCTGCTGCCCGCGAAGGGCGGCAGCTTCACCAACGGGCGCATCGTGGCGTACGACCGCGCGCCTGACAGCGACGCGCCACCCGAGCCCTGCGTGTGCGCCGCGTGCCTGAGAGCAACGTGTGAGGCGTGTGCGGAGGTCTGGCGATGAACGAACACGCGATCCGGCAAGAGCTGCACGCGATTTTCAATTCACACGCCGAGATGTTGCTCGCCATTCGCACGTCGCACACGGCGATGCAACAGGCGTTCGAGGGGCACGATGCGGCGCTCGTGGTGGGTCATCGAAGCCAACCACCGCGCGTTGAAGCTACTCAATCGGCTGATGGATGAAGGCATCGAACCGAACACGGGAGACACCACGCAATGACCCTGAAACAAGCGGCCACGAAGCTGGAGTTTTTCGAATGTCCGGACTGCCACGTGCTCCCCGGTTCTGTTCACCGCCCCGGCTGCGATATCGAGCGATGCTCGCACTGCGGGGGACAACGATTTAGTTGTGGCCTTCACGTGGGCGACCTTGGACCCGATGATCCACCGGGAATAGACCCCTGCGAAGGCAAGCACGATCCCACGTTCGCGCGATGGACGGGGTTCTGGCCCGGTGCAGTGGAAGCGCAGGCACTCGGAATCGACCTGAACCAGATGGAGGAATTCAAGTCGATCTTTTTCGTGAAGCCGACACGCGAGCGGAAGGGCGATGCGAACTACATCAGAGCCGTGAAGCGACTCCATGCGCTCACGGGAAATCGGCCGAGCCGACGAACGCGCACTTAACACGCACCAACCACGAGAGGAGTGATTGCACCCAATGGCGACTGTCGCAAAAATGTCGAGTTACGTGCTGCGGGAGGTCGATAGCGATCTCTGGCATCGCGTGAAGGTCAAGGCGGCGAACGAGAAGCTGTCGATCAAGAACGTCATCTGCATCCTGCTGGCCGACTGGACGGGTACGACGCTGAAAGCGCCGAAGCGCCGGAAGCGATAATGCCGCGCCCCAACCTCACGCCGATCGATCCGGATGAACACATCCGGGTCATCGGCAAGACGTTCGCGCGTCATGAACGGCTGCCGCTCTTGGTGATCGGCAACCGTGTCTGGAACCGCTGGGACTTGGGGCGCATGGGCTGCCCCCACCCGGTGGCGGCGGCCACGCTCAACCGCGTGGTCGATCAACTCAAGATCCGCACGCTCGAAGAACTGGCCGATCGCGCACAGGAGATCGGCACCTACAAGGGCTGCGGCGTCACGGCGTACTGGACCGTGCTGGCGATTCTGCGCAGCGCCGGCTACAAGGTGAACGACATCCACCACGTCGATGTCACGTACGACACGGTGAAGAAGCGCGCGATCCGCGAACAACAGAAGGATTCACCCACTCGGAAACGACGATCACGTCACAACAAGGGATAACCACCATGACGAAGGAAGAATTGCACGCACTGGCGAGGCCGGGCATCCGACTCCGCATCGGCGAGATCGAACGCGAACTGCTGACGTACTTCAAGGGCTGGCCGGAAGAGTTCGTGAGCAAGACACCGCCGCAGCTCTTGACCGTGCCCACCAAGAACGGCAACGGCAACGGCCACTGGCCGGCGATCGAAGTCACCGCACCGAAGAGTCAGGAGCACTGGTCGCCGGAACGCCGGGCCAAGCGGAAGCTCTGGGAAGCCCGGTACCGCCGGAAGCTGAAGGCCAAGGCCGACGCCCAGCGCAGCGTCCGCAAGGCCACGGCGGACTTCGGCGAAGCCGTCAAGACCCGCGTGCTGAAAAAGAAGCGCACAGTCAGCGCCGCCACACGGCGCAAGATGAGTCTCAACATGAAGCGCCGGCACGCCAGTGGTGAGATCGCCCGCCAGATCGCCGCTGCGAAAGCCAACGCCTAGCAGCGACGTGACAGGCGACGTTGACAATCATGATTGCGATTGGTTAGGGTGAGCGTATGAGCACACACACACCGAAGCCGGGAGCCAAGCTCCGCGCCACCCTACTCGCCGCCAAGATCCCCGACGACATCGCCGAACTCGCGGTGAAGGCCGTGCTGAAGGCGACGCGGCCGGGCCGGTACGAACCCGAAACCACACACGGCAAGATGATGGGAGCCCGCCGGGCGCGCGCGCGGTTCGTCGCCGAACGCAACGAACTGATCCGCGTGCTGGCGAAGCAGTTCTACACGCACCTGATGCCGGTGTCGGGCCATCTCGAACCGCTGTCGAATCGGCGCACGGTGTGCGTCCACGGGCCGGAACAACTCTGCTGGGTGATCGACAAGCTCGAACTGGATCAGTTCGCCGGCATGGACGAGATCACGGAGAGCCATTGGGACGGGCACACGAAGGCCGAACGATCGGCGCGGCTGACGCGGCTGACGTTCGACGCGCCCACCAAGAAGACCACACGCCGCACGAAGGTGGTGGGTGAAGGCGTCCCGAAATCCGTGTTCGGCGAGATCAGGGACGCCTACGCCAAGCGGAAGGCCGGCAAGCGCGCGCTGGATACGGCGCTTGAACGGGCGCTCGATGCGCCTGTCTCCACGAAGATGCCAACCGGCGGGATATCCTGATCGCGCACGCCTGATCGCGCGCGCGAGGAGAACGTTCAATGTTTCGCTGCACCGAGTGGGAAATCCTCGAAGCGATGGAGATGTACGGCGGTTCGTTCGTTCAGCAGCTCGCGCGGCTTTACCGCGCCGCAGATGCGGACAATCGGCAGACCCTTGCCGCGAGCTTCGCGAAGTACTTCACGAAGTACGACGACCTTGCGGCGGCGCGGAAGGAGAAGCAGTCATGAGCTGCCCCACGCACCCGCAGTGGGTGAAGGATCCGGAGGACTGTCCGTTCTGCATCGAAGCCACGATGCGCGAGCTGCTGGCGGACCATCCGGAGGCGTTCGGCCAGAACCCGATTCCCGATATCGTGCCCGGCCAGTTCTATGACCGGTCGCCCAACGGCAAGATGACACCGGCCACACCGGACACGCGCTTCGCCGACGTGTGGGTCTGCCGGCGGCTGCGCGACTACGCACCGTCACCCGTGCCGCTGGACTCGGGGATCGCGTCCTGCCGCAACTGCGGCTGTGCGATCGTGTTCAACCCGAAGCGACTCGTGAGCGTGCCACCGGATACGCCGATGATCTGTATGCAATGCGCCCACATTCAACCGCTCCCGATCGAAAGCTGATCACTTGCCCCACGCGCTTGCCCAGCGATCGGGCGCGCACGTAAACCCACAGAGCCCGGACTTGCAGCGGGGATCTTGAAAGATCCGGACGGGCGCACCGTCCGGACACATGAGATCGTGACTGACGTGGAGCCCCTGCGCCACGTCGATCACGCGCAGCCCGGCGCAGCTCGCCGACGCAAGCGCGAGCAGCACGAGCAGCACCACGCTAGTTAGAGCCACGTCCCATCGTCGTACATCCCGCCGTTGCCATAACCCCACAGCTTCGCGTCGGTGTGGGCCACGTTGTCGATCGTGCAGCACGCGTAAAACCCCCGCGCCGCGCCATCGTATTCGTCGGGATGCGGGTTGTTCGTCGGGTACCCGCTGAACTGTCGGATCGCCTGATCCTCACAGAGCCGCATTTTGTGGAGGTTGCCTTGCTTCCCGAACTGGCTGAGCGTGTCCACGATCTTCGCTTGCAGCAGCGGCACGTCCCACGAAGAATCGGCCTGATAGTCGAGGCCGTCCACGTCCAGCCCTAAGTCGTCCCAGAACCCGTACCGCCCGCGCGGATCGCCGTCCGCGAACCAGCTCGTATGCTCCGGAAAGAAGTGCGCCCAATTGGACACGCCGTACGGATGCACCTGTTGTCCGACCCACTTGAAAATGTCGATCGTGGGCGCACCCGGTACATTGAACGCGTCGAACTCGAAACCGGGAATGACTTCATCCACCACGCGCGCGCTGAGTAACGCGCTGAGCAGCGGGCCGACGCGATCCTGATATTGCTGCAGCGTGGGATCGCGCGGATCGAACACCTTCGACGTGAGCGACACCTTGACGTACGCCATGCCTAAGCGTTTGAGCAACCCGCACTCATCCACGAACTTGTTGAGGGAGGGATTGCCGCCGAACTCGGGGCCGTCGTACAACGCGTTGCTTGACCAGCGCAGCCAGTGCGTGTAGCCCCGCGCGAGATGCTGATCGACCATCTGCGGCCACCAGACCTTGCGATCGTATTTGTAGTCGAGCCCGGTGATCACTCGCTCCGGAAATTCCGACGAGCCGCCCGAGGGGCCGCCGGGGACCGCTGGCAAGCCGGGACAGACTACCGCCCAGAAATCGCCGCGCAGAAAATCGCGCGCCTGCGGCGGCATCCACGGCAGCACATGATCGTAGCTGCCGGCCGGGGGCTCCGGAAACGGGCGCACGATCGGCAGCACGCCCCCGCCGCCGCTCGCCTGCGTCGAGAGCAGCACGAGCGATCCGGCCTTCATGACTGCTCCGAGACGTGGAACCCGACCAGCCGCGTGGATTCATGCTCCTGATCGGGGCGGTAGACGATCAGGTCGCCCGCCCGATCGCACCAGCACCACGGCGAGTCAGGATTTTCGTCGGGCCGCGAATCGCGGATCTTGCCGCCCGCGCTCAGGGGCTCCACCACGAGCGCGCTCCCGTCTTCGTTGTAGCAGATCGTTTTGCCGGGCGCGGCGGCGGACGGTTGGAGATCACACGGCACGAGCACGGGGAGCGGATCGGTGATCAGGAAGCGGTAATACATGGCACGTCCTTCCGGTGTGTTTACTTCCGTTTCGTCGCTTTGAGCAGCGCATCGAGCGCGCTCGTGGGTGCCGCATCGAGATCCACGATCTCGCCACTGGCGGGATCGAGCCCCACGTTCTTGCCCTGCAGGCCACTGGACTCGGGCAACTGATCGGCGGCCACCGTCTTGTTCACGAGCGCCTGATCGCGACGTGGCAGCGCGAGCTTCTCGCGCGCGACTTGTTCGCCCGTGCCGTACTGCTGGTTGAACGCGGCGACGGGATCGAATGCCTCAGCGGCGGCGCGGGCGGCGTCATCGTCCAACGGCGCGACGGTGCCATCGGGCAACGTGATCGTGCGCCCGGCCGGCGGTACTTCCGGCGCAACGGCGGTGCCCGAGTGCGGAACGTCGAGCTGCTGCTTGAGCACGTCGGTGGCGGTTTTCGCCCGCTGCTGACGCGTCAGATTGTCGAGCGCCTGTTGCGTGACGCGTTCGACTTCCGGATCGATCGGCGCGGGCGCAAAATCCTGCGGTCGAAGGGGTGCGCCTTGGGGTCGTATATCAGCGGGACTGACACCACGCCACGCGTCCGCGCGGATGCGAGCAACCGCTTGTTTGTTCTTCACGAATTGCGCTTCGCGTTCCGGCGACCATTCCGGTGCAAATTCCCCTTCCGGCCACCACGCGGGTTTCCCCGTCGCGGTCGGCACGGCGGCCGACGCGGATCCGCCCGCCCGGTCCACGAGCTGATCAGCGGTCAGGTTGACGGCGTTCGGGTCCACGGATGTCTCCGGTCCCGAGGCGTCCATGAACCACCGCCGGAAGGACACCGGCTGCGCGGGGTCATACGCGCCCTGCTGCCGCAGCGAGCGTTCCATGAGCGCGTCGGTGGCACTGACCGGCGCTCCCGGTCGCGGACCACCGGGATAGCCCGGCTGCGGGCCGGGCGGGGGCTGGAACGGCGGTTCGGCCGGCGGGGCCGGCGCGGGCGGCGGCGGCGGGGACGGCCGAGCTGCGTAGGGCGGCTGCGGGCCGGGCGGGGGCTGAACCGGCGGCGACGGCGGCGGGGGATTCGGGCCGGGCCGGCCCGGCTGCGGGCCGGGCGGGGGCTGCGTCACGAAATCTTCGTTGCTCATCCCCGTCACGTCGTTTTTCGGGTACCACTTCGTGCGCGGGCCGGCGGGCGTATCCACCACGGCGCGCGGGCCGGCGGTCGCGGTGGCCGCCTCACCTTCCGTCCCCATCCCTAAACGCTGTTTCAGCCAGTCCAGCGCCCCGCTGGCGCGTTCGCCCAGCGTCTTGCTCTCCAGCGCACCCCCCGCGCCTTCGAGTGCCTCACCGACCTTCCCAGCGGCCATAGGGCCAGCCGTGATCGCGCCGGTCGCCCAGTTGGGCAGGCCGAGACGGCGGGCGATCTCGCCCCGGCCGCCGGCCGCCGCCAAGTTTTGCCACCACGGTGCGCCGGGAATGTGGCCGCCGGCTTTCCCGAGGAATTGGCCGACCTTCCCGGCGGCCGACATCACGGGGCCGAGCGCGAGTGACGTGCCTTCCCCGATCGCGCCCTGCTTGGCCCCTTCGAGCCCCTCATCCACAAACGACGTGGTGGGTTGTCCGGTAGTGGCCGAGGTCATCGCTTCCGGGATATGCCCGACCATGCGGCCCGTCGCGCCGCCGGCCATCGAGCTGAGGAAGGCGGGACCGTAGCGCGCGAGCCCGACCGCTGCCTCTTCCGGCCCCATCAGCGCGCTGCCGGCGACCATGCCACCGATGCCGAGTGCCTGTTTCAGCCCGGCGTAGTCGATCTTGTTGCCTTGGCCCCACGAGCCGGGCGGCGGCAGCACGGGGGACGGCATCCCCGGCGGCGTCGGCGTCGTGCTGACCGGCACCCACCCTTTCGTGGGCGTGTCAGTCTTCGTGGGATCGAATTCGTACTTGACGCCATCCACCACGCGCGTGGGACGCATCGACGCTTGCGGCATAGGTCACTGCCTTCTGAGTGCATCCGCTGAGCGCAGCAGATCATCGAGCGATCCACCGACGCCCTGCCATTCGCTCGCGGTCGGCGGCGCGAATTTATCCGCGCCGGGCGTGACGATGATCGGGGCGGCGCTGGGATTGGTGTGAACCTGCATCACCGTCTTGCGAATTTCCGGCCAGCGTTTTTCGAGTTCTTCAATCTGCTGATAGAGGAACGCATCAGACGCCAAGGGGTTGGTCAGGTGTTGCCGCACGTCCTGAATGAACCGGTAGTTGCGCGACTGGTTCGCGTACGGCGCGGAGCCGATCACTTCGATCAGCTTCCCGAGCTGCATCCGCTTTTGCGCGTTGGCATCGCCGAGCGACGCGAAGGACGGCGGGATCCCGGCTTCGTACATCCCCCACCGCAGATGGTTCATTGCGGAATCCGTGACGGCGTTCTTGGTCGGATCGAGCAGCGACTTGAGATCGCCGATCATCGGCAGTCCTTCATCGATCGATCGCACGATGCTTTTCTCGGTGGCGTCGAGCGGTTTCAGATTCGGCGGCAGCCCGTAGTTGCCTTGCTCGTCCGGGATCTGGCCGGGCACGAGCTGCGGCGACATCCGCAATTTCTGCGCGCGTTCGAGATCGAGATTCTTCCCGGCTTGCGCGGCGTCACTGAGCTGCGCATCGATCGGGACTTGCGCCGCCGCGCGCGCTTCCGGTGATCCGGCCGCGCTGAGGTCGCCGAGCTTCACGCCTTGCGCTTTCAGGAATTCGGCGAACGCATTCTGCTTCGCCTTCGTCGCGGCGGCGTCGGCCACTTCAGGCCGCTGCGCCGTCATCGCGTCATCCACCGATTTATTGATGCCGGCGACGCGCGCTTGTTCGGCGGTGCCGGTGTTCGGATCCTTGGCCATGTCGTCTTCGACGCGTGACAGGTCTTGTTGCGCGCCGAAGGCGTTGGCGGCGGCGGATTGATCGACGTAGCGTCGCCCCGGATCGCCCGGCACGAAGCCTTCACGCGGGATCATCGCCTGCGCGATATACGCGTCCCGCTGGCGTTCGAGGCGATCTTTGTCCTCCATGCGCGACGCGGCCAGCTTGAGGGGATCGTTGGCGCGCATCGGATCGCTGGTGAGCGTCGCCGCTGCCTCCGCTGGATCCGGCGGCGGATCGGCGAGCGGGGCCATCGGCCAATCGGCGATGCCGCGCTGCGGCGACGCGCCACGTGGCAGCGCGCTCGATTCGGGCAAGCGGTTGGTGTCGAGCGCGGTCGGATCGCGTGGCAGTTCAATGTCCGAGCCGCGCGACGCATCGAGGAAGCGTTGCAGGATCGCCGCCGCGTCTGATGGGGTCGGCATGGCTACCCTCCAAAGAGGCGCTTGATCAACGCGGCGTGCGAGCCCGGTTGCGGCATCGCGCGTTTGCGCAGATGCGCGGCGGCGGTGATTTTGCCGAGCGGCGGGGGCAGCCCGACATGCGCCGAGAGAATTTTTTCCCCTTCCGCGCCGGCCGGGATCACCGTCGCGGCGGGCACATGCACGGTTCGGCCGCCCGGTCGCTGAAGCGGGGTCATCACGTTGGTCGGGGGCGCGGAAACTTTGATCGGCGGTTTTATGTTAGCCATTGGTCAGGCCCGTACAACCGTTTCATGAGCGCATCGACGCTCGTTGGTCCTTGGTAATTTTGGGTGAGCGATCCCAGCGGCGGTTGCACCGTCGTGGGCAGGGTGCTGACGCGCGGCGTCGTGGTCGGCGTGACCGCGCGCGGCGGCGGGGCGGCGGCCGGCGCAGCGGGCGGCGCGTTCGGCATGGTGACGCGCGGCATCGTGACGCTGGGCATCGTCACGGGTTGGGGTCCGACATTCGACGGCGGATCGGGGAGCCGTTGCAACACGTGCGTCGCGTCCGCGTTGCCGTACGTGTCGGTGGGCAGATTCAACCCACTCACATCGGTCTTGGTCGCGCCGGCCAGCCCTTCGAGCAGCGGCACCCATTGCCGGTTGTAGCCACCGGGACCGGTCGCGGCATCTTGAGCCGCGTCGTTGACGGTGTTGAAGTAGTTTTGCTGCGCGGCATCGGTGCCCGCTGGCAGCGGTTGAAGGGATCGGGCCGCGCGCTCACCCGCCACGCGCGTGTCGTGAAATTGATCCGCGAAGTTTTTCACGTCCAGCCCGCTGAGCGGCACGCCCATGCGCGCTTGCAACGCCGCGAGCGCCGAGGGGTACTGCGTCGCCATGTCAGTACAACTTCGACATCAGCGTGGTGAGCGCGCCGAGCCGTCCTTGGTTCGCGGTGATGTCTTGGCCCCGTTGCGTGATCAGTCCTTGGTACCCGGTCTGTGCGGCGCTCAGCCCGCGATTCGCGGAGCCTTCTTCCATCGTCACGTCTTGCCCGCGCTCCGCGATCTGGCCGCTGAATTGCGCGTTGGCCGCCGCGAGCGCGCGATTCGCCGCGCCTTCCACCGTGGTGATGTCCTGTCCCCGTTGTTCAATCGCGCCTTGGTAGCCCAGCTTCGCGAAATCGTTCTGCCGCTGCGCTTCCTGCACGGCCTGCTCGCGCGTGGTGTCGCCGAGTTGCCCTTGCCCACTGGTCAACACGTTCGACGTGCCTTTGACTTCCGCGCCGCTGCCCGCCATGCCGCGCGCCGCGAGCGCGCTGCGCAACGCCGCCAAGCTCCCGCTCGTCTCCTGTCCGACCTGATCTTTCGCGCGGGCGAAGATCGCGGCTTGTGCCGCTGACGTGTCCGGCGCTTGGATCGTGGGGATCGCGGGCAGCTTCAACGTCTCGCCTTTGGGGTCGTAGGTGTAGGGCACCGAGGCCATGCCCCCCCCACCGGCACTGCCACCGCCGCCGCCGGAATAGCTGAACGGAATATCCGCCCCGGCCGCCCCCGTGCCGCCGAACCCCGTGAGCCCGGACAGTAATTTGTCTTCGATCCCTTGCGTGCGGGCGCGTTGCGTGAGGGCGTCCGTGGCCGATCCGATGACCGGCACATAATTCATTTGCACCGGGTCGTACTGGTACCCGGCCGGCGCGGAGCTGGTCAGGTTGGTGAGCGCCCCCCCTTGTCCGGGCAGTTGCCACCACGGGGTGGGTGCCCCGATGCCGCCCCCGCTTGCTGCCGGTCCAGTTGAGACTGAAGCCATAGAGAAACCTTTCAGAACACCACAGACGTTTCGCCGCCGCCGCTGGACACGCCGACGTTGTTGGGTTCGATCCGCACTTGCCGCGTCACATCGACGGTCAGCTTCAGTTGCGGCACGATCGCCGAGCCCACCACGATGACGTGCGAGGCGAGCCCGAGCCCGGCCATCCCGTCCTGTTGCACGAGGTAGGTCGTCGCCATCACTCGTACCGGATCATCATGGCCGTCGCGGCGGTCGTGCGGGCGAGCACGCTCCCCATCGTGGCGGTGCCCAGCGGCATGAAGGTATGCGTGGCCCCATACACGGGAAAACTAATCGTCGCGTTCGCGCCGATCGTCGCGTCCACATACCCGAAGAGGTTCAATCCGTACGGCATGAGCACACCCTTGTTGAAAAAAATGGGATAGACGGCGACTTGCGTCCCCGCCGTGCCGAACGGCGCTTGCGCCGATCCCATCGCGCCGAACGTGGCTTCGAAGTTCGAATAGGGGCCGGTGACACAATTCCATGCCCGTTGGTTGGGCGCACTGCTCCCCCACAAGGCAATGAAGACTGCTTCGCTCGTCACCGCGCCCGTGGTGTCCACGGAGCGTTCCAGCGAGATCATCAGCGACGCCGCCGCAGAGCCGCCCTGAAACGCGAACACCAGTCGGTTCGTGTCCCCACTCCAGTTCGCCGTGATGGGCGTGCCGCTCGCCCCGCACGTGACTTGTTGCCGCGTGGACAGCACGCCGTTCAAGGATCCCGATCCGTTGCTGCCGTTGCCGACCGAGACGTGAATCGACGGGTTCGCCGGGGACGCGCCGGATCCGTATTCGAATTTGAAGAACACCGGTACCGTCGCTTGCAACGTGTCGTTGAAGCGCCACACTTCGTACCCTTGCACCGTGCTGCCAATGGTGGGCGCGAGCACCGTCGTCCAATTGATCTGGCCGGTGTCGCCGGTCTGGACGAGGCCCATCGCGGCGAGCTTGACGCCGATGGCACTCCCCCACGCGCGGAACTGTGCGTCCGTGGCGTTGGTCGGCGTGATGGCGGTCGTGACAGCGAGACTCATGGCGGTTATCCGAGCGTGTACTCGTCGCCGTCGATGGTGAGCGTCAGCACGTTGGTCGTCCCACTGAGCGCCTGAATCACTTCGGCCGCTTCCAGCACGTAGTAACAGAAATGTTCGAAGGGTGTGCCCGCCGGCAGCGAGAGCGCGTCGAAGATCCGCACGGGGGCGGCATCCGCGCCAATCGACAGCGTGAAGGTGACAGCCCCGCCCGTGGGGTTCTGTACATGAATGTGCCGGACGATCGTCTTGGTGACGGCGGGCACGGTGTACTTGGTCGCCGCCGCGTTGGTGACGAGCGCGGGACCGTGGAGCCGTTTCGGGGTGCGTGGCATATCACTCGGCCTTTCTCGGCGCGTCCTCAATGGTCAGGGTGCAAGCCGCGTCATCGAGGAAGAACCCCGCGACCTTGGGATCGAACCCGTGTTGCTGCGCCAGTTCCGCGACGAAGGCGTCTTGGCGTTGCTGCGCGATCTTCGCCGCCTCTTGCGCGTGAACCGCGATCATCCCGTGCCGCTGGTTCTCCGACGTGATCGCGCGGAGTTTCCAGAAGACGACGGCATCGAGCGTGATCGTCATGCGACCACACCCGCTAGCGTGTTCCAGTCGGAGGTGAGTTGCGATTGCATGTCGGGATCCCCGCTGGCGGTGACGACTGCGCCGACCTGAAAGTCGTACGAGGTTTCAAAATCGATCACGTTGGGCCGATTGACGAACGACAAGGCAAGCGTCTGCGCCATGTTGATCGGGTTGGCCGTCACCTGTCGCGCGAAGGCCACGCGTTCGGTGTGATGCGCAGTCGCCGGATCTTCATCGAGCACCACCCACGCGACGGTGACCATCGCATCTTGGAGCCGCGTCCAGAAGTGCGCGTCACGAGCAAGGGCTTGTTGCGTCTGTGCGGTGTTCGCCATCAGCGTCCTTTCAGCGCGGCCAGTTCGGCGCGCAGTTCAGCAATCGCGGCGGCGTGCTGTTGCCAGCCGACGATGAGGTCCGGGATGTATTTGCTGTAGTCGATCTGCCACGGGGTGAGACTGCGCCCGTGGGCATCGTCGGTGCCGGGCGCAATCGCGTGGGGCGGGGCGACGGGGTGCGCGTCCTGCGCGAACACGCCCCGGCCCGGCGTGCCATCCGCGATCCAGTCGAAGTCATGGATCGCGGTCTGTTCCAGCACGGTCGTCGAGCGGGCGATCCCCCGATCCCGCTTCAGCCGTTTATCCGACGTGGTGTAGTACCCGGTCGTGGTGCCGACGGTTTGAATCGCGCCAATCTGGGCGTTGGCGTTGAAAAAGAGCATCGCGTTGAACGCGGCGGTCCCCGGTGCGCCGAGTTGGATCGTCCCGCCCCCCGAGTAGCAGTACGTGTATTGCGATCCGGTCACGGGTGTCCCCGCGATCAGCACACCGGTTTGGTCGATCCACCACCGCTTGCTCCCGTTCGTCCAGAATTCGATCTTGCCCACCGAAGCCGCCGCGTCGAGGACGAGCCCGCCCGCGCCCGCTTGGTAGAAGATCGTGCCATCGGCATAGAACGGCGCACCGCTCGTGTTGTTCGATGAGGCCGTGGCGATGACGCACCGACGCGGGTCGGCATCGTTCCCGATGGCGAGCGTCGAGAAATTCCCTGGACCCGCCGCACTGTTCTGAAGGTAGAGAGCTTGCTCGCCCGGCGCGCCCGCTTGGAAGCTGTGCGTCCCGAACCCGGCGGCGGTCACGAGCCCGGTTTGCGACACGCCGAACAGGAACGTCCCCGCGTTGCCGGGGAGGCGACCGTTCCAGATCCCGAACGATCCGTTCGTCGCCGCGCCGATGGCGAGGTTGTACGTGAGGGCATCGCTGAAGTGAATGACGGAGGGACGCGCACTCCCGGTGCCCATCGTGCTGAAGCAACCGAGCACCACGCCCGAGGTCGCGGAGTCCGAGCCCTGTAAGCCGAGGGGCCGCGAGGTGATCGAGGTGAGGATGCTGCTGGCCGCATTCGCGGTGATCCCCGCCGCGAACCACATCCCGGAGTTCGTCCACAGCCCGTAGCTGGGATGCGAGGCGAGGTACCACGAGGTTTGCGTGGCGGCGATATCTTGGCGGCCGGGATAGATCCCGTTCAACGTCACAATCACAGAATTGACGGTCAGTCCCCCACTGAGCGTGCCGCCGGTCAGCGGCAGATAGTTCCCGAGCGCCGCCGTGGTCGCGTAGCCCTGCGCTTGCACATATGCGGTCGTGGCGATCTTCGTGGAGTTGTCGGCGGTGGCCGGTGTCGGGGCGGTCGGCGTGCCGGTGAGCGCGGGGGACGCGAGCGGCGCGTAGGCTTGCGCTTTCACGTACGCAGTCGTCGCGATCGTCGTGCTGTTGTCGGCGGTCGCGGGGGTGGGCGCAGTCGGCGTACCGGTGAACGCGGGCGAGGCCAGCCGCGCGAGGGAGGCGATGGCGATCCCGCTGTCCTTGATCAGCGTGCCGGTCGTCCCATTGAAGATCGCCACATCGGTATCGACCGCCGAGGCCGGGCCATTCACGTTGCCCGATCCCGATCCGGCGGGGCCGGTCGGGCCGGTCGGTCCGGTCGCGCCGGTCGGTCCCGGCAAGCCGTCTGCGCCATCGGTCCCGTCGATGCCATCGACACCAGCGGGGCCGGTCGCTCCAGCGGGGCCAGTTGCGCCGGTCGATCCGGTCGGTCCGGTTGCGCCGGTCGGTCCCGTGGGGCCGGTCGCCCCGGTCGATCCGGTCGCGCCGGTCGGCCCCGTGGGACCAGTCGGGCCGATCGGTCCCGTCGCGCCAGCGGGCGGCCCCAGCACGCGGATCTGGAGTTCTAGGGTGACGCGGCTTACTCCGGACGCCGACGTGACGGCGAACCCGAGCACATCGCCCACGTTGAGCGCCGTCGTCCAGCCGGGCAGCGTCACCGACGCGGCGTAATCGTCGGCGGTCAACGTCGGCGGCGCGGCGGCGACGATCGACGCGGTGGGCGGATAACTCGCGGCGGGCGCGTTCGTGACATCGAAGACGATGCTGCCCACTTGCGACGACAGGATCGACCAGCCCACCAGCGTGCCGGCGGTCTGGATCTGGCGATAGCCTTTCGAGCCCGGCGTGATGGTCCCGGTGCCCGCGTCGATCGTGACGCCGACAACCTCAAGCTCCGACGTACTGCCGCCCGTCACCACGCCGCCGCTCGTCAGGCCGTACGGCAACCACGATTCTTCTGGCCCCGGTTCCCCATCGAGGCCGGGCGCGCCAAGGCCGCCGGTTGCGCCTTGCGGGCCGATCGCGCCGGTCGCGCCCTGTGCGCCGGTCGGTCCCGTGGCTCCGGTGGAACCGGTCGGCCCCGGCGGTCCCGGTGGCCCGGCGACACCCCCGGTGGAGAGGCGCGCATCGTTGCCCGCGCACGCTTGCGTCGCCCCCGTGCCCAGCGTCCGCAACGATCCGACCGTGGGCGCGGCATCCACGGTGAGCGGATCACTGCCGCCGGGTTCATGCGTCGGCGCGTGCGGATCCGGCGCGCCGCCGTGGCCGCCGCCCGCATCGCGGAACAGCAGTTCGAACATCTGATCGGCGTTCGCGAGTTGATTGGCGAGCGCCCGATTCGTCTCCGGCTTCAGGGCTTGTTGCGCGGGCCACGCGAGCCGGTACGGTTGCGGTTTCACCGCCGCCCCCCTTCATGCACGTCGCTGATCTCGAAGCCGTAGAGCGTGACCGGTTCATCCACCGTCGTGTGTTTGAAGTTCAACTGCGCCAATTTGCCGAATCCGAGACGACGGAGCCGCTGGCGACCGCGCCGCATGTCGTAGGGAATCGCGGGTTGCGCGGGCGCATCGAGATAGCCCACGCGCGGCGTGATCGCCACGGTGCCCGCCGCTTGCACTTGGCCGAGCATCGACAATTGGCCGAAGTACTGATCGCGATCCGGTGACGAGCCCGGATAGAACTTGGTGTCCACGTCGAAATCAATGCCGTAGGGCTGCTGCGCCACCGAGACATCCTTGGCTTTCGTGGCGACTTGTTGGTACAACCCGCCATCGGCCCCGCCGAGCATGGGAATCTGCACCGATTGATCGCCGCTGCGGGTGAAGGCGCACATCGGCGTGAAGGCGGCGATCGTATGCGGCCCGTCCCACGTGCGGGTCGTGAGATCGAATTCGACAAATTGCCGCGAGCCATCGGGCGCGTAGAGAAAGAGGCGGTACTTGTTCGTGATGGTGTCAATCTGCGCGAAGGCGAGCGGGAACTTCGTGCGATCGAAATAGTCGTCCGTCGTGAACCACGAGCGGACGCGGCCGATGCCGCCCTGTCCGTCCGACACGCAGACCAGCCCGTTGTCGTCCCACTGGTACACGCCGTCCAGCCACAGCCACGTCGCCACGTCGCGCCAGATCGTGACGCTCTCATTGCTCACCACGCCACACTGATCGCTCAGCTTGATCACGCGCAGATCGAGATCGCCCGCCGCGCTCTCTTCCCCGGTCCCGGTGATCGCCGACAACCGATTGAGGCGGCCGACGCCCAGCGATTCGCGCCGCCCGAGAAAACCCATGATGCCGAACAGATCGGATCCGACACGCGGAATCGGAATCCGGTTCAGCGCGGGCCACGCATACATCACCCCGGTTTCGGTGTAGGCCACTTGATCGATGTCGAGATCGCCGACGCCGAACAAGCGATCCCGGAATTCGGCGATGAGCGTGAGTCGGGGCGGCGTGCCGAGCGTGGGCGCGGCGGTTTCACTCAAGCCGGCATCGGGCAGATCGTCTTGTACGGCGGTGAGCACGTTGCCATCGAGATCGACCCACTGGAACAGCACCGCGCCGTTGGTCGTGACGCGATAACAGCGGCGGGCGCTAATCGTGTCCGTCGAGAGATCGAGGCCGGAGTACTGCAAATCCTGCGAGGCGATGACCACATCGGCCGACGACGCGGGACTGAAATCGCTCTCGGCAATCAGGTTGCCCACGTCGTCACGGACCACGAAGGTGTAGCGCCCATGATTGTAGGTGCCGCTCAATGCCCCGCCGGCCACGCCCGCCAGCACGGGCGCGAGGCGCGGGGGTAGCGGCGTCAACGGGCGGACGGTGCCCGTCTCATCGATCGTGATCGGCCGCGTCGGCGTATTGACGAGCACGGCGAACCGGCCGTACACCACCCAACGCGGCGGCACATCGGTCCGCAACGTGATCCCACTCGGCAGCGTCAGCGGCGTGAGGACGCCGAGCGGATTGACAAACTGCAACGTCGCGCCGGCCTGAATGACGGTAAACATCAGAGCACCACCACGCCGAAGGCGGGCACGGCGGTTTCCGTCGTGTCCGGAATCTGCGGCGTCAGGTCGGTCCACAGCGCGCCGTCTTGCGTACTCAGGAGTTGGATGGCGAGGCTGGGGCCGCCGCCGATGGCGAACAGCGTCCCATCGTCCACACCCAAGACGAGGATCGGGCGGTGGGGTGTCGCCGTGCCGCTCCCGGCGGGACTGACCCATGTCGTCCCATCGCCAGACACGCGGATGGCCGCGACGGACGGGGTGTCGTTGTTCCAATAGCCCGCGTAGAGCGAGCCCTTGAATTCCTTCATCGACAAGTACCCGTTGTTCGCGGTGGCGGTCCCGCCGCTCATCGTGTCCACGGTCGTGTACGTGCCGGCGGGGTTCCGCCGCAGGATCTTCGCGAACGTGCCGGCCGCCGCCGTCGTGCCCACGTAGAGCGATCCTTGGAAGCTGGCGAGCGCCGACACGCCGGCCACGCCCGAGCCCGTAAGGTCGTAATCGGCCACCCACGCGCTGTCGATGTCCGGCCGAATGGAAAACACTTTGCCGACGGCCGTGGAGACTTGGCGATGGGTGCCACACCAGAGAAAGCCGTTGCACCACGCGAGCGCGTACGGCACATGGCCCGCCGGGAACGGCGCGCCGATCGGTGTGAGCGCGGCGCTCTCGATGTCGAGCGCGAACACCCGTCCCACGAAGTCGGTGGAGGATGTGCCGGCATCGAGGGTCGCGACATAGATCCGCCCGTTGGCGGCGAACATCGAGACGATCGCTTTGGGCACGCCGCCCCCGATGGCCGGGGGCACCGTCGTCAATTGGCGATCATAAGATCCGTCGAAAATGCGAATCGGCGGGGCCGTCCCGCTGTAGTTGCTCGCCGCATACACCACGCGATTTCGGATGGTGACGGCGATCCCCGGCGATCCGCCGAGGAAGGCCGCCGTGCCCGAGGCGAACGCGGCGAAGTCCGTCCAACTGCGCGGGCTCTGGGGACGGACGGCGGAATTGTCGCCCGCCACGCCGGCCACCACCATCACATCGCCGCGAAACCCCGACACCGAGGACCACCAGCCATTCGGATCCGGCGAGACGCCGGGATACCGCCAATTCGGGGGGCCGGGCGGGTCATAGTTCAGATGCCACCACTGGTACGTGTAGTGCCCAATCCCCTGAAAGTCCCACGGCTCGCCGCTGTTGGCGCAGATCGGAATCACGCTCTCAAACGGTTCGCCGAAGTAGAGTTCGTAGAGGGCGAGAAACGTCTTATAGTCGCCGAAAATGTACAAGCAGGTATCGGGGCTGAAGTACGTGAAGTCGAAATCCGGGAGGCTGAGCCACCACACTTTGGTGTAGGTCCACGCCCCGATCAGCGTCGTCGGCGCTTGCTGCGTCCGATTCTGATCGAAGAGGGGCACCGGCAGGAGCGGCGGGATCAACGTCACGTCCACAACGACATCGCCCGAGTACGGCGCGGACGCGCCCGTCAGCGTCGTGCTGTTGACGAACGTGGTCGGCACTTTGTTCTTGCCGAAGCGGATGTAGTTCGACACCTGCGCCGTGAAGCCGGCCACGCCGGGATACAGATTGATCCCGGTGACGGTAAAGGGCGTGCCGCCGCCGCCGCCGCCGGTCCCCGGCGCGATGCTGACGATCGTGGGTTGTTTCCACGTCCACGCCGCCGGGAGGTAGAACGACACATTGAGCGGAAAGCCCGTCACCGGATCGTGGGCAAGGCCGGTCGGATTCTGATCCACCACAACGACATCGACCGGGCCATTGGTGTTGAAGTACGGCGGGGCGATGCACGTGATCTGCGTCGGCGACACGTACGTGCCGGGGGCGTTGGCCATGTAGGGTTCGCCGAACGGCGCGTACCCGACCACGGGATCGTAATCCACCGGAAACGGGGTGTTCCCGAAGATGACGAGATAGCTGCCGGCGGGGCGAAACGCGGGGTACGAACCGACGTGCGTGATCGTGACCGTGACGCCACCGCTGCCGAGATCCGTGGCCGGCGACAGCCCCCCGGCGGGTCCAAACGTCCCCACCATGACCGAGTTGGAACCGGCACTATCAAAGGCGACGATCACGGAGGCATTGGAGGCGATCGGCTGTGATCCGCTAAAGAAGCTGCCCAGCGCCGTGGCGGTACGCGTCCAGCTCACGCCGTCAGGCGAGCTATAGCAGTCGCCGAAGCCCACGGACAGAAATTGATTGTTGGTCGTATCCGCGAGGACGCAGAACGGGGCCGCCGTCGAACCGGATGTGGCGGAATTCTGCGCGGTCCACGTCACGGCATCCGGTGAGGTGAAGAATTGGTAGTTGCCGACATTGGGGGAGTCCGTGCGGACGGCGACACAGAATTTGGCGGCGAAACTTCCCCAGCAACTGAGGGCACTGCCGGAATTCACCACGCCACTCACCCACGTCGGGGTCGTCCGACCGGTCCATGTGATGCCGTCTGCGGAGGACATGACGCTGGCGGTCCCGGAGTCGGTCGCGGCGGCGACGAAGAGGCCGTTGCCCCAACAGACCGTGTGCCACGATTTGTTGATGGGCGTGCGCGTCGTCCAGTTCACACCGTCAGGTGAAGTCTGGATGTTGTTCGAGCCGACAGCGGCAAAGAGGTTGAGCGTCGGCGACCACGCGACGCCGAAGAGGTTCGTGGCTTGGGTGCGGTTCGTCCAGTTGATGCCATCGGGCGAGGTCATCACCCGATTGGTGCCGTTGTTGGAGACGGCGACGAGCAGGCTCAGGCTATGCGACCACGCAATGGCCCGCCAGTTATTGGCTTGTGAGGCGGTGCGCGTCGTCCACGTGGTACCGTCAGGCGAGGTGAAGACACACGCGGTCGTTGGGGTACTAGCCTGACCGACAGCCACGAAGAGATTGAGCGTATCCGCCCAACACACGTCATTCACTACGACGCCGCCGAGGGTGACGGACGGTTGTGTCCAAGAGATGGACATTTACATCGGTCCCCGACCGATGAAGACGAATCGCGTCCCCGAACTGGAGAGATTGGAGAGGGGCACGCCGACACCCCCGGTGACGGCCGCGCCCGCTGCGATCCCATTGAACGGCGCGAAGCCGTGCCGACTGATCAGGCCGCCGCCAGTGACGCTATCGACGGCGTTCCGCATCCGGGTACATTCCTGATCATCGAGCGAGAGCGGATCCGCATCCGTGTTCACGCCCTTGCGTCCGATGCCGTACACCTTCAACGTGCCCATCAGTCCCATCCCCGATTGCGACCATCACCCGAGAGACCGCCGCCCCAGAGTTCATCGAACACGCCCTGCACGATCACGGGCTGCTGTTCTTGCCGGGGTTCACTGATGATCATCACGGCTTGCTTCTCCGTGGAGTACACCGAGAGCCACGTGGCATCTGGCGTGAACGGCCCATCGGGCGCTTGCTTCCCGAGGGCGTACGCGGCGGTCCACGCCATGAGCGCCTGATCCGATTCGCCGGGGATCGGGTTCATCGTGTCGCCGTCCATCGTGCCCGGCAGCGTCGGGACGTAGACGAAGCGCAGCAACACGCTGGCGGTGAGGACCGGCGCGATGTAGATGGCCGGGGCGACCACGGGCGATCCCGCGTTCACCACGGCGTAATAGATGTCGCCGGGCTGGCCGGGATCGAACGGATCGCGCCCGAGCGCCCGGATGAAATCGGTGGACGTGTAGCGACGCGGCACGAACCGCAATTGGCGCACCACACTGGACGACGACGTGTCACGGGGTTGCACCAGCAGCACGCGCAACACATCGGGCGGCACACCGGTCAAGCGGTCCGTGCCCGAGACGTAGGACACGTTGGTCGTATCGATCGTGAGGAAATGCTCTTGATGCAGATCGACCAGTGCGCGCCAGAGATCGCGACAGCCGGCGACCGTGTGCGCCAGCAGCTCGTCATCGGACCAGAAGAGATCCGGGGTGATGGCCCCGGTCTGCACCAGCGGCGCAAGGATCTGCGTCCGCGTGCGCGCCACAATCGCTTTGAGGGGCGTCGGCATCTCAACTCCAAATGAAGCGGATGCCCGTCACGGCCGCCGCCGCGTTCAGCACGAAGTTGACCACCGACGCGCCAAGCGAGATCGTGCAGGGATCCGTCAGATGCAGCAGGATGCCGGTATCGCCCGCGATGCCTTTCAACGTGAGGGTCACGGTATTGCCGGCGGGCGGGATGATGGTCACCGCGACGGGCGTGGAGCCACCGCTGGGCACGGCGATCACGTTCGCCCCGATGACGAGCGAGATCAGTTGGTTCATGCCGGGGCTGTTCGGATTCGATCCGGCCGCGTTGGTTTGCGTGGCGGTCGTATCGCCCGTGAAGACGATCGTTTGCGTGCGGGCGCTCGCAGTCGGCATGGAGTTCCTTTCAGGCGTCGTCGCCGTCCCAATAGCTCACGCGGCCCGCCACGCTGCCGGTACCGGTGATCACGAGATCCAAACTGTTGCCCGCCGTGGTCGCGAAGAGAAACGCGGGGGGGGACACCGTTTCGATCAGGGCTTGTTGACTGATCGCGACCTGCGGACCTTCGAGGTCGGTCGCGGAGCCATCGCGCCAGTTCAGCGTCACCGTCGTGTTGGTGCCGGGGGCCGAAGGCACGAGTTTGTACGCGTAGACCTTGATCCGTTTCCCCGAGACGGCGGGGACGACGGGGCCGCTCGCCGAGAGCGTAAAGGCGGCAGTCTTCAGCGTGATGCCGCCGCCACCCGCGCTGCCGAGCACGGATGACACGCGCACGGTGTGGGTGGTGGGATCAGTACAGTCCCCTCCCTGCGAATCCACCTGATGGGACGGGACGATATGGCTCATGGGTCATTGCGCGACGTGGACGGTCCCGCCGAGACTCAGGATCTCGGTCATCACGGTGGTCTGTTCGTGGGCGAGGGTCTGGATCGTCTGCATCAGCGCCCCGAGGTCCGCATGCGCCGTATCGAGGGCGGTTTGCGCGGCGGCCACGGCGGCGCGTTTCTCGTCGGCCTCCTTCACGGCGGCATCGATCTTTTTCCCAATGGCCGCCAACGAGGCGTGGTGCGGCGTCGGCGTCTCGTCCAGTTCGGGCTCGTCCTTCGTCTTCGTCATGTGCGTGTCCTTCTGTGCTGCACGGCGGCGTGTGCCTATGGAGCCGCGTTGGTGAGTTTTTTGTAGCCTTCCCATGTCGTCCATCCACTCGCGCCCGTGGCTCCGGTGATGTTCACCATGAACGCCGCCGACTCGGTGCAGGGCACGCCTTCTGGACCGAAGTCGAAGTCGAAATGCGCGATGGCCCCCGCCGAGATGGCCGGGACGAGTACCACGCTCGCGCTGTCTTGAAACGTCCACAACTCCGACGCGGCGAGCGTCGTCACTTCGACGTGGATCCGTTGAATGAACTGCGTGTGTTTCGGGATCGCCGCCACGAGCACGATCAGGCCGGTGTCGGTGATCGCGACGTGATAGTTCCCGGAAATTTTGCCGTAGAACTCTAAGTTGCGTTGATAGGGATCGGTCATAGGTTAGCCCCTCTGGGCCGTCTGATAGTGCGCGAGAATCTGCGCGGCTGTCAGTACCGTGGGATAGATCGCAACCTCATCGATCAATCCGTTCCAGTAGTCAACGGGATTGGCGACCGAGCGGCCGATCTCCACCGCGTGCGTCACCGCACTCACCACTTGTGCCGCCGTCGTGTCGAGCACGCCATTGACGTAGAACTTGGTCGTCGTGCCGTCATTGGTGGCGACGACGTGAACCCATGAACCTGTCGCGACGAGGGCGGTCCCTCCGAGGAAGTTACCGCTATCGACCGAATACAACAGCAGCGTCCGACCGGTGTTGGTCCCGAAGTAGAGGCCACCGTTCACGCCCGCCGTGTAGTTGGTGAGGATCGGCTGCGTGATGGTGTCAGTGGTCTTGATCCACGCCTCAAAGGAACAGGGCACGGGCACGGCGAACGTCCCGCACGTGATCACACCACTGATGTTGTCGAAGGCCATCGCGGCATGGCCGGGAATCGCGCCGGGTTGATTGAGGGTGACGCCGCCGCTGATGGTCCCGTTGTTGGTGCCGATGCTGTCCCGCGCCAGCGTGCCGCTCGTCTCATCGAGCCGCCAGTAGGCGATCGCGCCGTCTGCGACGACTTGTTCCGCATAGGAGCGGATGGGCGCGGCCTGATAGTGCGCGAGAATCTGCGCGGGCGTCAGCGCCGTCTGGTAGATCGCGACTTCATCGAGGATTCCCGGAAAAAAAGCTCCCAAGGCATCGGCGGCGATCAATACCGGATTGGTCGCATCGATCGTGCCGGCGCCGGTTTGGCTCTGATCGACGACGCCATCGACAAAGTACGTCGTCGTGGCCCCGGTGCGCGTGATGGCGACGTGATGCCAGATCCCATCCGCAATGAATCGACTCCCACTTAAATCCAGCGTGAAGGCTTGGATATACACGTACGTCTTCCCGCCCGTCAGTCCGAACAGACCACCGACAGCACCAGTGAGTCGATTGGAGACACACGAGACAAGTGCAACCGACGAGGTCTTGACCCACCATTCGACTGTAAACGCGGTGCCGAACGCGATGACAGGGGCAATAATCTTGCTACTCGTCCCATCGAACGCCATCGCCGCATCACCCGCGAGCGCCCCCGGTTGATTGAGCGTCACGCCGCCGCTGATCGTGCCGTTGTTCCCGCCGATCCGATCCCGCGCGATCAGGCCGCTCGCCTCATCGAGCCGCCAGTAGGCGAGAGCCCCATCGCGGATCACGAGCGTGGCGTACGGATCGACCGACGTGAGCGTGAACGCTTTGAAGCCGTCCCACGAGATCCAGCCGCTCGCGCCGGTCGCGCCCGTAATATTCAGCAGGAACGCGCTGGCGTTGGTACACGGCACGCCGTCCGGCCCGAAGTCATAATCGAAATGCGCGACCGCCGCCGCCGACACGCTGGGCACGATCGGCACGCCGTTGCCGTCTTGGAAGGTCCACACTTCACCGCCCGTGGGCACGATCACTTCCACATGGATGCGCTGAATGCACAGCGTGTAGTTCGGGAGGGCGGCAACGAGCGACACGAGGTTCGTGTCGGCGGGCAGAACCCGGCGCGACCCGGAAATCTTCCCGTGGAATTCGTAGTGCCGTTGCGCCCCGTCCGACATGCGTGCCTACTTCGCGGCAACCGTCCACGCGGTGCCGTTGTAGTACGCGAGGATGCGATTCGCCCCCGCGCCCGCGAACGTCGTGCCCCACGTGTTCACGCTGGCATCACTGACGACGGCCAACATGCCTTCGACGGCCGGCGTCGGCAGCGTGGCGAAGGTGAAGGCCGGGCCGGGGAACCGCCATTGCTGGACGGCGCTCGCGCCCGAAATGCCGGTCCCGACGACGAGTTGATCGGTGAGCCCATCGACGTAGAGTTCGTTGAAGGCCGGCGAATTTTGGAACCCCACCGGAGGGCCGCCGGTTGCGGGACCGCGTTGAATGCGACGTGTCGGCATGATTGTCTCTCCCGCGCCACTGGGGCGACGGATGGACAGGCATCCGTCGCCATGCTGGCGCACCGTCGTCACGAGGGGCGCTCTCCTGTCGAGCGCGGGCGAGCTAGGGCGACGTGATGCAGAAGCCGTCGCCACCGTCTGCCGCTGCGCTGATGGTCACGCCGCCCACGGCGGTGACGAGCGCGAAGCGCAGCCCCGCTGCCAGCGGCAGGCCGTTCGGATCGATGAACAGCCCTTCGTAGATCGTGCCCGGTGCGCCGCTGCTCACGGCTCCGAGTGGAATCGCGAGTTTTTGCGATCCCGCAAGACCCGACAGGGCGCTATCGGTGCCATCATCGGTGAGCGTGAGATACGACGGGAGCGCGGATCCCGCCACGGCGGTTTTTTTGATGTAGACGCCGAAGAGGCGCGCGGTGGTCGTCGCGCCGTAGAGGCCGCCCGTACCGGCGGTGATGAGGCCGAGCGGGGCGACGGCGTTGTTCCCGAGCTGCGTCATCCGAAGATCGGGACAGGATTTTTGCTGCGTGAGCCATTTACGCAAGCCTTGAAACGCGGACACTGCGCCGGGCGTCGCGCCCGCGAGCAGCATATCCACGCGTTGCCACGTGAGGTTCTCCGCTTCCGTCGTCGGCAGCGGCGCGAGCGCGGCCCACAGCAGACCATCGGGCGACTGCGTAAACTGCTTGATCCAATTCGTCATGATGCGTCCTTCTTCTGAAGAGAATCCGCCAACTCAGACGGGCGGCCGGCGTTCAGGATGCGTTCGCCCGTCTGCGTTTGCAGCGACCGCCATGCCTCACCCGTCGCGTGATACACGTCGTCATGTACGTCCTTGTCGATGGCCGCGCGTTCATCGTCGTCGCGTTGATCGAGCGCCTTGCCGTACTTGCTGCCCCCTTCGAACATCGCTTTGCGTACCAAGTCGTCGGTGAGCGGCTGCCCTTCGATCGCCCATGTGTCGCGTTCCATGAGTTGACCGACGACGTACTGCAGGAAGCCTTCCGACCACCCCTCCGTGCTCGCGATCCATGTCACGGGCACAAGGTCGTACTGCACGAACATCGCGGTATCGTCCTGATCGTCGGTGATGGCTTCGCCGGTCAGTCCCCGGCTGTACTTCTTCACGCGGGCGAGATGGAACCGGGGTTTTTTTCGGCCCGGCAGGATCCGCAGATCCGCATCGAACGCCCACAACCCCTGTTGCCACCACAACGGCGGCGGCACGAGGTGAAAGGGGTTCAGATCCGGCAGGTAAATCTCGCCAAGTTCCATGGGCTCACTTCCGCGTGTCGTCGTGGAGATCGACCTTGTCCGATCCCATCTTCGCGTCGAAGTACGTGGCCCCGCCCGCATCGAGCGGCTTGACCTTCCCGCCAATGCCCATGACCTTCTTGCGATCGATCCGTTCGCCGGCTGCGCTCTGTTCCAGCGGCGTCACGTTGCCAAACGGCGGTTGCGCCCCTTTGATCCCGATGAGCGATTCGATGATCTCGGGATCACCCAACGGATCCTCACTCCCGTGCAGCGGGTTCTGTCTGTAGGCCGCCATCGCGATCGTGAGCGGGACGTTCTGATGCTCGCCCGGTTCGAAGTGGTAGTGCGTCCCGTCCCACGTCGCCGTGAGCGTGCTGCGCTTGGTGCGATTGACGATGACCACGTTGTCGCCGAACTGCGCCATGTGACTGCCTCTCTCTTCCGCCGGAGCCTGAGATCGCGGCATCGTTCTCAGAAGAATCGCGGGCCAAGGGATGAACCGGAGAGTTCCGTCCGGAACGAGTGGCCCGACTCAGGCTCCGACGAACCTTGTGTGACGCGACAATCTTTGTTACTATTCGCCCCGGACCACCACGAACGTCATGCCCGTCAAGGCATCGAGGCGCGCGCACTTGCCGGGGTTCCGACCAAAGAGCTGGAACCGCATGAAGTACCACGCTTCCCAACTATGCCGCGCGTTGATGCCGGTCCCATCGCGCACGAGAATCTCGCCAGACGATCCGGACACCCACTTGCCTTTCTCACTCGTGTACCGCACGAAGTCCGTGCCCTTGCTGTCCACCAAAAACATTTGGCGCAGGCCGAGCGTGCGGATCGCTTTGTAGTTGACGCTGCCCATCGTGAGATCTTCCTGTTGGAACGCCGCCGTGCCGCCGTCCGGATTGCGCCGGCTGGCCGCATCGGCGTACCGCCGATCGGCTTGCGTGAGCAGGATGTAGACGCGCCGCACGGAATGGTGCGACCAGATCCCGTCCACTTCTCCGTCCAATTTTTGGTTAACGATATCGGAGACGCGCTGCAGCAAATCGAAGGAGAGTGCGCCCGTGTTCGCCGAGACGTACGATTGATAGTTCGTCCACAGCGACCGATCGACGCCGAAGTAGTTCTGGCGGTACGTGCCATCATCGATGATCGCCGTCAGACCCCACGGCGCTTTCTCGTACGCGGTATCGAGCGCGTCGGTGACGGTGACGTTCGCGGCTTGCACCACGTAGTCGCCGGTTGTCCAGCCGGGCGCGGCACTTCCGGTCACGTTCGTGCCGTCGCTGCTGACCGCCGTCACCTTCACCACCGTGGGGCGGATCTGCCCGTTGCTGGGATTGATGGCGGCAATCGCCATGCCCTTCTTGATGAACCGGTTGCCGAAGGCGCTGGAGAGGGGCACGCCGGCCGAGGAGATGTTGCCGGGCGAATTCAGGACAATCGTGGTGCCGGCGGCTGTCGCATCGAGAATGCCGAACACGGCACGGCCATCCGTGCCGAGGTAGAACTCGTTTCTGTACGCGAGATCATCGATCATCCGCTCCATGTTCTCGGTGCGTGAGGAGCGATAGGATCCTTCCCGCGACTGCGTGTCATCGAGCTGCTCGTTGGTGACGCGCCACCGCGCCATGATTTTTTTCTGCGACACGAACCCGGAAATATATTTTTGGTTGTCCGCGACGGGGATCGCACTGTCCGATCCGACCGCCATCGGCGAGTTGTTGCGTTCGACGTGGGCGCTCCACTCTTTCCCGCGCCCGCCGTCCCACGGACTGTCTTTGAGTTTGAACGCGTCGCGGAGCTGAAATTTTTTCAGCACGCCTTCCGCTATTACGTCTTCGTACGTGTTTTTGAGCAGGCCGTCTTCCGTGGACGCGTCAGAACCGGGACCGGCCCAGAACAGGCCGTCAGGCGATTGGGTCAGGCTGGTGAGGACATCGCCCACGCGGCGAAGTCCCGTGTAGAAAAACAACTGCATGGGCGTGTACCTCTGCCGAGCGACCGAGGAACGAAACGCCCGTCCGTCATCGACCGAGAGCCTCTGCTTCCTTCTCGGCGTAGTCGAGCATTTCTTGCGCGGTCATCTTGGTCAAATCGGGTTTTTGTTTCTGGGACACCACAGGTGCGGACGGGCCGCCGCGCGGGACCGCTCGCCGTTGGGCGAACGGAATCGTGGCTTGTCGTCGCGCGGGTTCGAGCAGGTCGGCGACGAATTCTTTCAAAAACTCGGCGATGAGATTTTCATCCCCGGCGTTGTAGCGTTTGTCAAAGGCCGCGTGTCCGTCGGGATCCGTCCGCTGATCCGGAATCCATGCGCCGAACGCCGCCCGCAATTTGCGTGACTGGCCCGGTGTCAGGGTCTGTGCGCCGATCTCATCGGCGAACGCCTGTTCCATCGTGCGCAGAAACTTATCCGCCTGACCGTTCCAGACGGAATCGCGGGCTTCGGTGAACGTCTCGCCCTGCTGCGCGAGCGCCGTCAGCCGTTGCAGGAGTTCCGGCGTGACCCCACGGAGATGGGCAAACTGCGGCAGCGAATAAAACGCGGCGGCCACCTTCTCGGCTTCCGCTTCTTCCGGGGACGGGGGCGTGACGCCGGCCAGCGCCGCGATGCGTCGATCCCGCTCCGTCAGATCCGCGCGCAGCTTCGCGAGTTCGGCAGCCGTGCGATTCGTCAGGCTCTCGGCCTTCTTGAACACATCCGGCGGTACCCACCGCGAGCGATCTTCACCATACGTAAACTGCGTGGTGGGTGCGGGCGGCGGCGTGCCGGCTGAAGCGGGAGAGCTGGACGGCGGCGGGGTGGTACTCGCGGGCGGTGGTGTGGTCCCGCTGGCGGGCGGCGGCGTGACGGTGCCCCCGTCTCCCTCTGGATACCACAAGAATCCGTCCGGTGACGACAGGATGGAACGAGAGAGCATTCGCGTGAACATATGGTTGACCCTTGAATGTGGTGTTACGCGCGGTCGAGGTTCTTACGCGGTCGAGGTGTTACAACGGGGGACTTACTTTCAGCAGCAAAGCACTTGATTAATCGCGCACTTTACGCCGTACGGCGACGCGTTGCAAGCCTTCTGGTACTTTTGACGGTTCAGTGCGCCACCAACGCGGGCGAGCCCGGTTGTGGCGTGTTGCCCACCGGGGCCGAGTTCTGATTGGAATTCGCCATCGCGCGCCCGGCCCCGCCTTGCGGCGGCGTGGGGGCAGCGGCGGACGGCGCGGGCGGCGGCGGTAATTGCTGGGCCTGATCGAAGGCCATCCGCACTTGCGGATCGGTCTGCAGATCCGCCCCGTTGAGCGTGAGACTGGTCCGCAACGGTTCCGGCGGTATCTTGTGCTCTTGAGCCATGCGCCCTTCGAGCTGCGCCAAGTACCGGCCCACGAAAAATTCGGCCGGCGGCAGTTGCTTGAACAGATCGAGCATCACATCGCTGACGGCCCACTTCACCAGTTCGAGCCGATGAATCGGCGTGTCGTACCACTGACGCATCTTGAGCGGGTAGGTCGGATCGGTTTCCGGATCCGGGGGCGGCGCGGGCGGCGGCGGCGGGAGCTGGCCCGGCAGCGGCGGCGGGGGGGGCGGCGGCGGGATGTACTGCTGAATGTTGGTACTCTTCACCCACTTCACGAACGCATCCTGATTTTGGAGCGCACACTGGTGTTGCTTGTCGATCGAGGGAATCAGATCGGTCTGGCCGAACTTCTGGTAAATCGTGTACTGCGTCTCGGGATTTTTCAGATCGATGCCCCCGAGCTGGTGAAGATGTTCGATCGCGGCGCGCTCGCCGAGCGATGTTTTGGGCCGCGTCGATCCGTCCGCCACATCGAATTCCACTTCCCCATCGAGGTCGGCGGTCTGGTAGGTGTCGAACGCATACGATCGCGACTCACTCAGCACGGACGCGGTCCGTGACGGCGGGCCGTACTCGCGTTCGATCTCCATCTGCGAGCGGGAGATATCGCGATAGCAATTGGCGCGCGACTGGAACGCGCCCGCGAACCGGGCTTCACCGGCCTCTACCAACAATTGCATCGCCGAGAACGCTTCGACGCCTTGCGGCTGTTTGCCTTTCAGGATGTCGGAGATGCCCATGCCGGCATCGATCTCGGCTACAATCTGCTCGCGCAAGACGGCCCACGAGCGTGGCGGTTCTGCGCCACGCCACAGCTCCGGTTTGCCGCCACCGGGGCCGGGCGCGTACTCGGCGACGAGCCCCGGCATCGCGGGGGAGTCACCCAACCACATCACTTCTTGGCCCTTCGGCTTTAAGATCTGCGGGATCGCCATGCGGGTCATCATCATCTCGACAATCGAATCCAAGCGGTTCAATTGATCGAATTTGTGGATGACGGGATCGATTGCGCTGCTCGCGATGACACGGCCGCCGACCTGTTCGTAGCCCGCGTGATGAAAGGTCCAGCGCGGATCGCCGCTGGCGTCGTGGTACGGCAAGTGACCGGGGATCCCTTCCGACGCTTCGAGGTGCAGCACGATCGGCGAGCTGTCGCCGGCCACACGCAGCACGAGCCCTTCGGGATGATCCGGCGTGGGCTTCATCCACAGTTCGTATTCGGCCACGCCTTCTTCTTCGGCGCTCCCGCTCACGCCGCTGGCGATCGGGTTGATCTCGGTCTGGAACGGCAGCGACTGAAAAATCTGCAGCGAGCGTTCGGTGGAATTTTTTGAGAACGAAATGCGCGACAGGTACGGCTGCAGCGCCGGATGCGTCTCGTAGTACCGCTTCGTGCGCCAGCGCATCCGGATCAGGAAATCCACGTCCTTCCAGCGCGCGCGCATGAACGGGAACGCGACTTCGAGCGGCGACAACGCCGTGGTCACCGTCTGCCCTTGCGGGTTGAACTGCTTGCGGGGCTGCCCGGCCTGATCGAGCGCGGGCGTGAAGTTGCCGGCCGCTGGCGTCTGACATTTGGGGCACGCCTGCCCGGCTTGCGCGATCTGGTCGCTGGTCACTTCGTTCCCGCACGTCACACAGTGCTCCACCGGGACGCCGACGTACTTGCCGTTGTCATCGAAGCCGACGTGATAGATCACGTTGCCGGTGACGATGAACCAGAAATCCCCTTCGCTCATCGTGTCCGTCATCGCGTTCAACTTCGCGAGCAGCGGAGCCATCTTCGTCGCCGTCGTCGCCGTCGTCACACTCTTCACGTCGTTGCGGAGGGGCCGCACATCGACGCCCAGCGTCGTGGCGGTGAACATCGAGCGGATCACTTGCACCGCTTCTTTCGGTTTCGACGTGACCGGTTTCGGGACGCCGCGCGCGACGCGGGCATCCCGCCAGCCGTTGGCCTGATCGTACTGCCCCAACCACTGCCGCAAATTCACATAGTGAATGTTGCGCGTCCAGACGCGTTCGAACCGCCACCGGTCGGCGAAGGCTTCGCGTTTGAACCGATCATAGAGCTTGAGATAGTCCGCATCCTGCATCGGCTGATCGGTCTTCACGATCGCCGGAGCCCCCGTCGCGGGAGGCGCGGCCGGCGGTGGTGGCTGGACGGGCGCACTTGGTGGGAACGCCATAACTACCCCTCATGTGAGAGCGCAAAACATTAAGTCGGGTGGTACGGCGGGGTGGTACGCGAGCGGGTCTTACGCGGGCGGGGTGTTACTTCGTGTCGTCGCCGTAGTTGACGGTGCCGTCTGCGTGCCAGCCTTTCGGCGCGTGCGAGGGATCGTCATCGAACATCGAGACGCCGGCCATCGCAGCCGCATCGTCGCCCGGCTCCCCCGAACTGGCGGGACGCAGCCGCACGGCCGGCGTGGGTAGTTCGATCGTCGTCAGGTGGCGCAGCAGCACCACGCGTTCGGTTTCCAGTTGGTTCACGCGCGCACACAGGAACTCTACGAACGATTCCTGTACGGCGGCTTGTCGGCTGAGGATTTCGCGGCGGCCCCGTTCGGCGGACAGCTCCGTGTGGAGCTTCCCGAAGAGATCCGTGCTCTGCTGAAAATCGGCGCGCGCTTTCGAGAGGTCATCGAGGATCCGTTCGTAAAGCGCCTTACTCACGAACATGGCCGGGCATCCTATCACGGAGAAAACTACGTGGCGCGTGGTCGGCTCTTGCGCAACCATCCGGTGTCTGCGAAGGCGCGGATTTTGGCGAGATCCTGTTTCTGGCCGGGCTCCAGCGCGTCGTACTCGAACGGCGTCAGCACGCGCACCTGCATCGACTGGTCGAAGACGAGCGGCTGGCCGCACGCCATACAGCCGGTGATGTCGCCGATGGTCGGGCGCGGCGTCACGTCGCCGCCCTCCACGAGCCCCACGGCGTCGAACATGTAGCCGCACGTCGGGCATAGCGACGTGGGCACGATCGCATGGTCCGTCATCGCCGCACGATCTCCACGTTCAGCCGATCGATCGCGTCGAACTTGTCGTCAATGGCGATCTCCATCGCTCCCCCCCCAGAACTCCCCCATCGAGTACGACTCGGTGGCGGCGGCGTTCTCGCTCGCCGCGTCGCAGGCGCGCAGATATTCGATCTCGCCGCGCGTGCGCGCATCCAGCTTCGACAGATCACGTCCCTTCGGCGGCGCGGCCATCATCGGCGGTTCCGGGCGCGACATCACCAGATAGCGCAACGCCTTCGCGGCTTCGGTCAGGCCGTTGTCGTCAATGTCTTCGGCGTTGTGCGCATCCTGCAAGAGCTGCGGGAGCGTGCGGATCACGGTGTCGCAGTCGGGGCTCACGATCAGCGCGGCCACGGGGCCGTCATCGGTGACCATCGGTTCGAACCAGTGCTGCAACCGCTGCCAGCCGGCGACCGGATCGTGCGTCGATTCCACCACCGGCAAGCCGTGACGATAGAGCGTCTCGAAGGTGTGTTCGCCGATGTCATCGTCGGTGACTTTCCCCGGTGCGTTCGCCCACGCGTAGCCGCCCATCGTGATCTGCAGCTCGCGATTCATCTTCGCGATGGTGTGCGCGAGATCCGACGCGACGGTTTCGACAAACGGATATTCGCGCTCGATGTACAGCCGCCCATCGGGCAGCACCACGCCCCACAGGAAAATGCCCGGCTTGAAGAAACCCCAATGGAGCGCACAGAGCCGGGGCACGGTGGCCGGCACGGTCAGGCGCTGCACGCGATCGGGACGCAGGAAGGTTTTGAAGTACTGCAGCGGGAACACATCGCGGCGGCCGAACCGAAACATCTGACGACGCGCGGGGCTCAGCGTCGCGAGGTTATTCACGTAGCGCGGATCCGCGTACGGATTGTCTTCGAGACTGGCGTGAATGAAGTGGTACTGCGTGGGGTCGTAGTCCGGGTACAGTTCGGGTTTCGGATTTTTGTGGATGAAGAATTCTTCCACGAACGCGGAGAGCGGACCGCCGGGATTTTCGCCGGCCAGCACGAGCCCGCGCCAACCGCGTCGCTTGCGCGTGCGGCCGGTGGACGCGCTGATCTCGGTGAACTGGATCGCTTCGAATTCTTCAAGCTGCTCGAACACGATCAGGTCCACGTCGCCGCCGATATAGTTTTTATAGTCGTCGGGTTTGTAGCAGTGCCCCCAGATCAGTTCGCTGCCGGTGTCGGGAAAATCCATTTGCTTCGTGGAGTACTTCGCGCCGAGCCGCTTGGCTTCCTTGATCGCGAAGCGCATGTGATTCAGTTGGAGTTCGGGAAAATTGCGCCGCAGGAACAGGATCGCAAAATCTTCGAACTGCTGACAGAGCCGATAGCACACGCGCCGCAGCATCGCGGATTTCCCCGAGTTGCGGTGGCCGCCGATGCCGATCGACCCGTACTGCTGCGTCTCGATCGCCTCTTCCACTTCGACTTGACGCGGGAGCGGCAAGTAGAACAGGTGACCGTTCTTATCGAGCATTTTCCAGCGGAGCTGGCGCTTGAAACACGCGTCGGTGGGACACGTCCACGCGTCCACGTTGTTCACGGTGCGTGACACGAATTCCGCGTGGCACCAGCAGCACGAGAAGCGTACCTGCCAGTCAGTCGTCAATGTGGTCCTTCAACCGTTCGCCGGGGCGCATCGCGTCTTCGAGCCGGTGCCACTCGCGGTGGCCTTCATCGGTCGCCCGTTCGCGGGCGTAGCGATCCAGTTCCTCTTCGGTGAGCAACTGCCCGCGTGGCAGCATGATGTCATGGGCCGGCGTGATGTCGAACCCTTGGATCGCGCCGCCGGGATTGCAGCCCAGATCCCACGCCTTTTGCACGGCGGCCCCCAGCCACTCGGAATCCGGCGGCGCGTGCGGATGACGGCGCAGCAACGGGGCGCGGATGTGTTCGGCATCGAGGTCCGTCACGTCGATCACGCAGACGCCGAGAAAGCCGCCGGCTGCTGGGTCCGCGAACGACAGCCAGAACGTGCGCGTCATGGGTGTTCTCCTGCCACGTAGTCGTGTGTGTGCCTTACGAATTTCTTGTGTCTCGTCTAAGAAGACTTCTTCGTGGTGCCTTCGTGGTTGTCTAACATATTGAGCCGCCTAGACTTCCTCAATCACGATGTCGTGGCAGTCTTCCACCAGTTGCTTGCGTAATCGGTAGGCTTCGGTCTTCGACGCCGGGCTTTTCACGTCTTCGATGTGGAGCACCGACCGCCCGCAGTAGTGCTCGTAGTACCGAAAATCGGCGGTGTAGTCGGCCGAGTGTTTTTTGACTCCGGCGTTGCTGATCGTGTTGATGGGCAGCACGGGTTGCACGTCCAGATGGTCGATCTCGCCCAGCCGTTCGCGCATCTTCAGAAACAGGTACCGATCCGCCTCTTTTTTCGAGTCGAATGCGATGTTCTCCACCACGGTTTTTTTGTTGCCATACTTCGCGCGCGCGACGGGCGGCGTCGCGGCGTCGCGGCGGGCCTGCACCGCTTTCACATCGGCCATCGTCCACTGACTCATGCGGGGGCTCCCTTCAACCGGACGACTCGGCCGCCACATCGCCGAATCTCCCAAAACTGCGACGGGACGGCGAGCCATCCGGTTGAAACTGTAAAGTAGTTTGCCATCTAGTCCTTTTCGCGATACGGCAGCCATTCGCCGGCCGTCGCCAACTGCCGCGTGTGCGGGGGCCGGTCCGCTGGCACCGAGCGCACGCGCGGTTCGAACGGAGCCAGCTCCGGGGGAATCGCGGCGTCCGCACAGTCGGCGCAGCGGATGAATTTTCTCGTCAGCCCCACGATTTCCGTGACGCGAATCGCGTCCCCGATCGCCACCGGATTGTTGCAGCCGCCGCAGACGCACTCGCGCTCCGCTCGTGTCCAAAAAATCATGATTCCACCACCCTCCGCGCGTAGGTCGGTACGGGTTTACCAAGTTGCAGCCGGCGACCGTTGACAGCATCCAACGCTTTGCGGATAACTGCCCCGTCGTAGGTGAATTTCCCGGCGATGCGCCACTTGAGCGAGTCGATGATTTCGCCGATGTCCGCATCGAGATTGCCGTTCGATGCCAGCTCGTCGTACAGACGATGCACGAACGGTCGAACGAGCTTGAAATTCTGGTCAGGCGCTCTTGGTTCGTCCCAGCGAAGTGGGACGCGTTTTCCACAGTCTTTCGCCTTTGATTTGCATGGCGGGGCGTCTTCGCCCCTGCTCTGATCTTCTTGTATTGATAGACCTGAGTTATTTACACGGTACGTACTTAGTACAAGTACTTGCGCGCTCACTGGTGAGTTTTTGGACGACTCAAAAGGGGCTTTAGGGACTCCCTGATGCTCATTAGTGAGCGTCAGGCCGGGTTGCTGGGATTTAGCCTGACGCTTATTAGTGAGCGTTAGGCGAGGTTCATCGAAAACCTCATGTTCAGCCCCACAGACGTGGCCCTTGGTGTTGTGAAGGTTCTTCGAGACGATGCACCCGGTGGTGCGTAACGCGGTCAGTCCCCGGCCCACGCTGCTCGCATCGATCGCCATCAGCTTCGCCAGTTGCTCGCGCGAAATTCGGGTCTTGCCCTCCCCGTTCGCGTGCCGGCGCAGTCGCATGTAGACCGCTTGCGCGAGGAAATTTGTACTGATGCGATCTTGGACCCACGGCGGCATCGCAAGATTGCCACTCATTGCGGCCGACTCAGGGTGACGATTGCACCGGATGGTTCGAAGGGAGGGGCGATTCGCCAGACGCCATTCGTGTAACACAGCGCCAGCATTTCCGGTGTGAACTGTCCCGGCGATGTATAGGGCGCATCCTTCGCGAATCCGTAGAGGTCGCAGCGAGGTCGCTTAACCTTGGGAATCGTGTAAAGCCACCAGAGCGCGTCCGCCCAAACGAAATAATCACCGCCGTAACCATTCGGTTCGCCGTCCTCGAATGTAATCGTGACGCGAACACCTTCCCGAAGCACTTTGCGTCTCAAAGCAGTCCCCTCACGCCGCTGGACGAGCGGACGCCAAAACGTGCAGTTGTTGAGGGGTGACGAGGTAGGTTTGACGGGTCGATCCGGTCGTGCTATCGTCCGTCTTGCATCCGGTGACCTACCCGTCACCAAGCGAGTCGAAAAACCCGCCTCTTGAGCTGTCCCGGCTCTTGAGGCGGTTTCGCTTTTCAGGCCAATCGTATACCACCTGTCAACAGATTGTGACGAAACCGAGAGGCAGGGCTCTATCTGGGGTCCGTGGCAACGCGCCGCTAGCGGAGGCTCGTCCATATAACGCCCAAGAGTGAAAGCGTGGGAGATTTTTGTTACGCGGGGCGAGGACTTACGCGCCGAGAAGGTGGACCCTACCAAAAACCCCAACGATCGGGCATCTGGCAAAGTTAGCAGGATGACAAAAGTACACACCTTATTGGAGCCGCCATCCTGCAACACCCTGCACGTTGTTGTCACACGAATCTTGTGGCGAAAGATGGCTGAGTTACCCCAGCGATGCCCGGCCGTTTCGAATTGTCAAGATTTGTGAAGTTATGGAGTTTTTATAACTTTGTATCGTTGGGGTATCAAACCGCGCTAAGGCCACTAGGAGCCCCGTGGAGCGATTTGGGAAAATTTCTGGTAGGGGGGTGGCCGCCAGACCGTCGATCGTTGTCCTAGCGGCCCCCAGACGAGTGACAGGCTAGGTCACAGCGCCAACAGCGTCGTCCGCCGGATGCGCCAAATGTGCCCGTCGCGAATTGCCGGCAGGCTGCCATCCCGGCACCCGCGCCGGATGTAGGACTCGGACAGCCCCGCGAACTCAGCCGCTTCGGGGATGGTCAGGAACACCTTCTCAGAAGAACTCTTCGTAGTAACCTTCTTACTGATGGTTTCTAAGAAGCTTTCTAGGCGCATCAGCGCGGCGCTGTCGGCAGCCGGCGGAACGGCGGGCTGGGCCGCCCCGACCACGAGCCCGGTCGCGGCCGGCGCGGGTCCGGTGATGGTGTAGCGGGGCGCGCCGGCTTCCGCACGGGCGCGGCCCAGCCGCTCCACGTCTTCCGTGGCGTAGACGCGAATCGGCGGGCCGCCGGTCGGGCGCGTCCAGATGTGATTCGCGATCTTCGAGACGCCGAGATTCTCGATCGTCTTCGTGCTGACACCCAGCCGCTTAGCAGCCTGTGCCTTGGTCAACCATGTCGAATAATCAGGGGTAGAATCAGTCATACCGCTGAGTGTACCACCACGAAGAAGCTTCTACGAAGAAAGCTTCTAGAAGTTCTTCTAGGTGGTTGGCAAATCACTCCCCACGTTCGTGTCAGGTGATGGTAGGAACAGAATCGACTCCGGGTCGGCCGCGAACTCGAAGAACTGCGCCGGCAGCCGGCCGAGCACCATCCAGCGCAGCCGTTCGAGGAAATTCATCGCCACAAACTGGCTGAGGTAGAAGTTGACCGTGACGATGTTGGCGGCGTTGCGCGTGAGCACGTCGCTGGCGTCCAGTTGCATGGCACGTAGGGCTAGTTGCTCGTTCACGCGTTCGGCGCGTTCGGCGGTGAGCAGGCGCTCGATGAGTTTACGCAGGGTTTGGGACTGTTCCGCGACTTCGGCATCGACCGCCGCCGCCAGCGTGTCGATTCGTTCGTTGACTTTGCCGACCGCCGTGTGACGATCGGCCTGTTCGGTTGGGTTCATGGTTCCCCCCGCGCGCATTGTACCCGCAGGGCTCTATCGTATAAAGTGATTGGCCGATGAAAATCCCAGACTTCAAGTTAGGCGCGACCGGTGAGTTCCCACGCGGCAGAGCCGATGCCACCGATGAAGGCGAATTGCGGCTGGCGCTCGCCGCTGACCACACGAACGCGATCGTGCGGATCGAATTCGGGAAGCCCATCGCGTGGATCGGACTCGCGAGCAGCGACGCGCGCGCGCTGGCGAAGATGTTGAACGACAAGGCGGACGAGATCGATAAACGCAAATCGTGAAAGGTGGTGGTTCATGCGCCATCGACAAACCGATCCGGTCGGCGACGCGCTCACGCGCGTGGAATCCACGCTGGCCGTGCATACCGACGCGGTGGCCCATCTCCGCGACGTGTACGATCAGAGCCAACCCACCCCGCCACCCGACGATGTGATCTATGTGACGGCCGGCCAAGACTTGCGGGCGATTCTGGAGCAAGCGCCGCCGGGTGCCGTCGTGAGCTGCGAAGCCGCCACCTACCAAGGCCCGTTCATCCTGACCAAGCCCGTGTCGTTGCGCGCCACCAACGCCATCGAGGGCCGGGCCGGGCTCGACATGCCGGTGTGGCTCACGTCCGGGGCCGAAGATACGGTGAGCGTGCGCGGTCCCGATGTGAAAGTCCTGAGCGTGGGGGTCAAGAACACGAATCCGGATTATCAGCTCGTGGCGATCACGCGGGACGCCACGCGCACCCTCATCGATCGCGTGTCCTGTCTCGGCGATCCGGTCTACGGCCAGCGGCGCGGCATCCGTCCCGAGGGGACCGATGTCGCCATCCTGCGCAGCTACGTCGATGCCATCGGGCGCGTGGGGCTGGAGACGCAAGCCCTCTGCGGGATCGTCGGCGGGCGCAACATCCTGATTGACGATAGCGAGCTGGCGGGCGCGGCGGAAGCGGTGATGTTCGGCGGCGGCGATACGCCGTCACCGGACCTGACACCCACCACCATTCGGATCACGCGCAGCATCCTGACGAAGCGGCCCGAGTGGTACCAAATGGGCTGGCAGATCAAAAACGCGTTTGAGCTGAAAAACGCGCGCAACGTGTACGTCGCGGACACCGTGATGCGGTACGCCGGCATGGCGGAAGGACAGGGCGCGTTCGATCAGGTCTTCACCCCACGCAATCAGGATGGCGGATCGCCGTGGGCCTGTGTCGAAGATGTGCTGATCGAACGGTGCCGCTGCGAGATTGCTGGCGGCTGTCTCTCCCTGATGGGCAGCGACTACGTGCATCCGAGCGGGATGCTCCGGAACATCACGATCCGAGACGTGCTGTTCGATGAGATCGATCCGTGGGGCATCACCGGGGGAACGGGGAATTGCATCTATCTGCAGCGTGCCCCGGAGCACGTCACCATCGAGCGCGTGACGATTCGCGGCCAGCATCTCAACGCGGCGATCTACTTCGGGCCAGACATGCCACCGCCGTGGTGCGTGATGCGCGACATCGTGGTGCCGCCAGAGTTCACCAACCCGCACGAGAACGATCCGTACTTGTGGAAGATTGACGGCGGCGGGCAGGGCGAGGCAGCGGTGCGCGCGTTCTGCACGTTCCCCGACGACGCGAGCAAAAACATCGTCATCGAACGCGTCGGCACGCCGGATGCGGCCGGCGCGAGTGGGTATCCCGCATGACACGAGCTGAATTTTTCGCGGAGTACACACGTCTCGGCCACGCCATCCAGAGCGGCGTGGCCTACGAAATGAACGACCCGAACAACAAATCGACCGACGCGAAGCATCTGCGCGTGGGGATCAATTGCAACATGTGTGACCACGGGTCGCTGGTCGGCCTCTTGATCGAAAAAGGGCTCATCGATGAACAGGATTATTTCGCCGCGATTTTGAAGGGTCTTCGAGAGGAAATCGAGCGGTACGAAACGCGCCTGAACCAACACTTTGGTGGCGGCGACCGAATCACCTTGGCATGAGCCATGACTCCGAACGCGATCAAGGACCGACTGGCCGGGTGCATCTACTTCGCCGACATGGAGCTGCAGGGCCGCCCGTCCGTGCTCTGGACGATGCTGCCGGTGTCGCAGCAAATCTGGTACGTCAACGCAGCGGCCAAGGTACTGAAACATGCCGCCACACGAAAAGTCCCCAGCCGTCCGCCTCGTCAAAAACTCTGAGCCCTGCGTGCGGTACCTCGTGGGGTTCGATGACGATGAGATTGAACAGCTCGCGCAAGGGGTCTGCCCCGAAGTGGTGGCGTTGCGCGCGTGGGAGTGCCTGAAATGGAAACGCGAAGGCAGCCGAAACAACGCGCGCGAATTATCCAACCACCACGAGCCGGCACGTACGTCGATGGCATCGGCGTCCTGCGCTGCAACCGGTGTCTCGGCGTCGCGCCGCACTGCAAGTGTTCGAAAACATTCTGGTGCGCGACGTGCGGGGTGACAGATCGCCGACTCTTCCGCACCAGTGAGCCGCGCCGTTGCAAACGCTGCCGGCGGGCATACAATGCGCAGCGGAAACGGGAGCTGAGCGGCCAAGGGGGAAGGTAGGCCACCATGTTGACAGTCGCCATCCTCATTCTCGTGTCGGCGTTCATCATCACGATCCTCTCGTCGCTGGGCAAGGCTCCGCTCTGGATCAGCGTGCTTTTGGTGATCATCCTGCTGATGTTGCAGAGTCTGCCGCTGCGATGACGATTCGTCAGTTAGACAAGTCGGAGATTGAAGCCTTAGCGGCCACGTGTCGGCCCTATGAAATTCCGGGGGCGGTTCTCGTTGAAAAGTCCACGCTGCTCTCGCTGTGCAACGAAGCGATGTATGCGCGGTCCCAAGCCGGGCAGGGGACACTAGAAGTCCGGTCCCTTGTCTCGATGCGGGATGGGTTGCCGTACGTCACGCTGGTGATGGGTAACACGCGAGTGCAACTGAACGTGAAGGAAGCCCTGCACCATGCGTTCGTGCTGCTGCAGGTGGCGGCCGGCGCAGCGGCTGACGGGTTCCTAGTGGCCTTCACCGCCGAACATCTCGAACTCTCACCAGCGGCGCGGACGGGTGTGTTGAAAGCCTTTCGCGAGTATCGAGACACGAAACTGGAGCTGCTCAGCCCCGATGATCTGCCGCTGCCGCAGCCAGAAGACGAATGACCAACATCCAAGACGAGCGCGATCGGACGATGCACATAGTGATGGCGATCCGATCGCTCAAAGAGCTGCGCAAGCTTTACAAGGTCGCGTTGGAGATGGTCTTAGAAGAAGTGAAGGAAGATATCGCACTCCACAAACGTGACAGGTGATGCGCTCCCTTAATCAAATCGTCAACGCCGTGATTCGCGACCGCCGCGCCCTCGATGCAATCGCTGAGGCTCTGGAAGTTGCTGTCGAGCGGAACATGGAACCAAGTTTCGACGCAATCGCGCGCGCTCTGCGCTCGACCGGCCGCAGGGTTGGCCGCCATGACAGGGTGAAAAGGGCCGCCCCCGAACGAATTGCCACGTGAGTCACCAACGCCCGCGCTGCGGAATTGCAGCGACCGGAACACCCCTCACATGGCCGGCGGCCCTCCCAGAACTTTACGCCTTCCGTGCGCGTCGGGCGCGACGTTTGGCGGCCTTAGCCTTGCGCGTGGCCAAAGCCTTGGCACGCATCTCTGGTGTGAACACGGGCCGGTGCCCATCTGCCGCGCGCTGCTCCGCGAGCCGCTTGCCGTGGCGTCGCCGCACCATCGTGGATACGCTGTCCTGTTGCCGGCCAATCGCCGCCATGACCGCCGGGGGCAGCATGAGATTGATCGCCGGCTGGCCGTTCGTGTTGACCAGCGTGACGAAGACCGTGTGGCCTTCTTCCCACTTCACCGTCTGCACGATGTAGCGCGACAGGTTGCCGTAGAAGTCGAGTGCCTGAACAACCGCCGGGGCGGTGTGCGCCCCGTTCGGCAATCCAATCAGGCCGCTGAGCGCCAGCTCGAACGGGTCAGTTGGCAGCACGGCGCTGCGGTCATCGCGTTCGTTAGCCATCAGCGCGCCTCCCGCAGCCGCTTCAGCTCCGCGCCCTGCTCCATGACCAACTCGCGCAGCACGTCGATGCTCTCACGCAGATCGACCAGTTGCGTTTCCATATCAAGCTTGCCCGTGAGCGCCTGTTGCATCCCGGCAATAATCTCGTCGCGACCTTCGTCGGCCATTCGGACCCCAGCCAGCATCTTGGCAAATCCCTGTTCTAGACTCATCGAACCTCCACGAACGATCTTACCACCGACAATCATGATAATCAAGGTTGTCGTACACGTTCGTGTGGCGTGGAGCCCCCACGCATAACCGCTAACCGCGTGTCAACAGGAGCCGGCGAGCTGCGTGGGCCGCCTTCCGGGCGTGCCGGCCAGCCTGCACCGGGCGGCGCTCGTGGATCGCCCAGAGCATGGCCCGCGTCGAAATCCGCAAGAGACGTTCCCAACGTGTCAAGAGAAATCGCATCGAGCCCCCAAGAAAAAACAGGTTGCAAAGTGAGCCGGCCATGTGCTAAAAGAGTTCTCGCGTTCAAGAGAAAACGCCTTCGGCGCTGAAGGACCGCTACGCG